CATCTCCCAAAAATTCTAAACGCTCATTTGATTTTGTACGCAAAGGCATGCAATCTACGGGTTTAGGCATAATCGTTATGTTTTGTTTTACATTTTCTAAATGCGGACGCTTTGTATAAGACCGATGAATCCATACACGCTTATATAATTCTAAATTATGAATTAACGGCGGTAATCCATATCGCGTCAACATCTGTTTAACGTCGTTTTCCTTTACTTCTACATTTAACGGATTATATGGATTAAAGACCAAATCATCCGTTTGATTATCTTTTACTATATCATCGTCATTGAGTACATTTTTTTGCGACATAGATATTTATAGATATATTTATTTATATTCTTAAATTATTATCTTTTATGAATATATAATGGTTGTTGGTAAAAATATGAACGTTGCACGAAATGCTAGCGGTTATACTGGTCTTATTAAAAATCGCCCTGTTCTTAGCCCATTGGGTGGAGGGCTTCAACCCGCTAGTTGGGTTACTAGACGACAATATTCACGCGCAGATGTGAAAAGTAATCTTCGCTTTCGTACTCACCTTCCCGCATACACCAGTAAAAGTCAAAGTTTTGGTGGCGTAGGAGGTATGTATGTAGGCGGTCATGCGTACAAACGTGGAGGGTATGTTAAATAAAATCTTACTGTATAGTATAAATGGTTAAAAACGGGTACAGAAGTCATCGCGGACGATCCGCTATTGCAAGAAGCGCCATGACTGGAACATATTCTGATAGATTTACTAACAGACCTCAAGGTGGAGGAATTCAAACAAAATGGGGATCTGCGCCTACAGCTACCGGGTTTAATACATTATATTATCGGATATCACAATCCAAGGTATTTAAAGAACCGACAAATTATCAATTCAAAACAAGTTTTAATATGGTTAATGTGTCCGGAAGACGTTATAATTACAATTAAATAGATTTAAATAAACATAAATAATTTATTTAAATTATGAACATTATTGTTGATACTAGAGAACATACTATACTTTCCTTACTACCTAAAAATAATGACGCCTTTATGATAACTAGCGAAAATCTTACGATCGGTGATATCCACCTATGTACACCTGATAATACACCTATAGTCATTTTTGAAAGAAAAACGGTAAACGATCTTGCTGCTAGTATTCAAGACGGAAGGTACAAAGAACAAAGTATACGTCTTCATAATTCAACTATACCCAATCATCATATTATCTTTCTTATTGAAGGTGACATTGATAACTATAAAGGCAACTCCTTTAGTAAACATAGTATAACCTCAAAAGCTTTACGTTCTAGTATAGTATCCGTATTATACACCAAAGGATTTAGTGTTTTGTTTAGTAAAAATACACAAGACTCGGCAAATTGGATTTTACAGTTTGCCGACAAAATTCAACGAAATGGTTATAAAGCACATTACACAGATACCTTGAGTACTACATCTTCGCCACAAATATATACGGAACATATCAAAATGAAAAAACAAAGTAATATTACCCCTGAAAATATAGACCAAATTATGTTAAGCCAAATACCTGGTATTAGCATAGCTATCGCAACTGCTATTTTAAATTCCTATAAAACACTATCTCAATTAACACAAGCATTACTGAAAAATCCTGACTCTTTACAAGGATTTACTTATACAACAACACAGGGAAAAGAACGGAAACTGCCTAAAAACGTTATATCCAATTTAAACATTTATTTGAAAATATAAAGATAATATATATGATTGAAAACAAACATTTAGTAATTGGCGCATTATTTATCATTTTAATAATATGTATCATTCAAAAAGGCAACTTAAAAAGAAAAGAAGGTTTTCTTTTTAAAAAAACTAAAAGACAAAGACGCGACCGAAAATTAGACAAACTGGAAAAAATAAACAATAAATTAGAAAAAGATATAGAATATTTTAAAAAAGACCTTAGACTTGAAAAAAATAAAGAGTCTCTTAATGAAATGCTTGTTGAACTACACGAAAATATCGGCAACGAAACCGTGAAAAATTTATACTATAAAAACAAAGATAAAACCCACAGAAATTATAATCAACAACAAGAAGGTCTCAACAATTTAGCAAAGTATCTAAAAAAATATAATGATTAACTATTGTATATGCTAAGTAAAAAAGATAAATATAATTGTATGACTATTGCTATTGGTGCTGTTTTTGTTACTATTCTTATATTCTATATGCTAAATATACAACAAAAACAATTTGAGGGGTTAACTATGAAAGAAAAAGGCCTACCTTTACCTTCTGAAATAGCAGACAATCTTAAAAAACAAAACGAAGATCTTGACGATGAACTACAAATTGATAAATATAGAGATCAATATGAAGATATTATTATGAATTATGAAGAACTATATTATTTAGACACTATCAAACGCATGATTAACACACAATCTAACAAAGAAAGAAGAGAACTTCTCGCTGAAAATGCTTTAAATGTAAAAGGACTAGACGACACTGCTAAATTTATATATGCACACTAATTAATATTATATATATATATATATGACCCCAACTATTAATAAAGATATAGAAAGAATTGACCTTTTTATACATTTTGCTACTATTGCTGGTACTATAAGTCTTATTTATCTAATTAACTATCTTTTTAAAATTAAAAACAAAACTTCAATTACTCAGATCGGAACATTAAAATTACATCGTAGTAATCTTATTATTGCTTGCTACAATTTTATAGTAGTAGGTATATTTAGTATCATTTATTACTATATTTCAAATTTTACTACTATACAACATTTTAAAATACACGGTAAACCTATAAAATTAACCATGTTAGAAGCTATATATGTTAGTTTAGTGACACAAACTACTGTTGGTTACGGCCATGTTACCTATGAAAGCTATTGGGTTGAACTATTAAATATTATTCAAATGATTAGCATCCTTCTAAATATTACTTTTATACATTTCTAACTTTTATCTACATTTACTATTGTCTTTGCTTTTTCTTCGCCTACCCAATTATTGTCCATTGGATTTAAACTTGGTTTCCCCGGAGGATTATGATACATTTTATCTAAAGGCGTCTCCTTACCTATATATTGATTGTCCTGATCATAACCCGGATAACTATTTTTATTATAAGGAGGATCATTTCTTGATGCATCTACCAACAAATCTACTTGCTGAGGAGTATATCCCGGAGGAGGTTCAGGTGCTAAACCACACGGACGAAAAGACGCTGGATTATCAAACACCTTATACTCCGAATTACCCTGGGCATTGTAGGTATGTTGTAAATATAGTACGGGACAATTTATTTTATTAGAGCGCTGCCATTTTACAAATTCGGTATATTCTTCCAAGTTTTGAAAGGTTAATGGATTTACACCCGGGACTCTCGCTAATTTAGTATTTAATAAATGTATCTGATCCCCCTTTTGTATTAATAAATCTGGACAACGGGGCTGATTTACAAAAAGTTCTTTATTAGGAGTCATGTAAAAATACATGCCTAGAAAAAATATGATTACTATCATACATAAAGTTACTGATTTCATTATATATTATTAGAATATATAATTAAATATTTTAACTATAAATTTCAAAAGAAATATATACTAGTATTATACATATGGCTATGGAAATACCATCTTATGCAACTAGTCCTTTTTTTATAACAGCAGGCATGCTTATGCCTCCTTGGGCAGACCCTAATGCTGTTATGAAATTTAGTAATTATTTAGTAGGTATGGGTCTTAAAATGGGAGCAGCGCCGAAACCTAGTGCTAAAAGTTTGAAAGCGTTGGAAAAGGCGGATGTGAAAATTAATCCACACATGTCACTTGCAAAAGGTTTGAAAAATGCAAATAAACATGCTGGTAAAGCCGCAAAAGCAAAAATGGCAAAAGTAGGTAATAAATTAGCTAAAACGAAACTAGGAAAACTTACAAGAAAAACCGGACGAGGTATCGGTAGTGCTGGTAAATTTGTTGGTAAAAAAACTGGTATCAGCAAAGGTATAGGGAAAATTAAAAAATCAAAAATGTTTAAAAAAGGTGAAAAAGCAAAAGCTAAATCAGATCTAAAACAAGCGAAAAAGGCTCATAAAGAAATGGAACGGGCGACCAAAGCAAAAGAAGAACACATAGCAGAATCAAATGTTGCTAAATCAAATGCAGAGGCAGCCGGTATCAAGGCGCGAAAATTGGCTTCAATATTGGGGGTCGATGCAGATAAAGCAGAGGAGGCGGCTAAGGATGCGGTGGATGCAGCAGAGAAGGCGGCGGCAAAAAGCAAGAAATTGGAAGCGGCGCAGGCGGCGAAGAAGGCGTTGGGTGAAGATGCAACGGATGAGCAGAAAGCGGAAGCAGAACAAAATGTAAAGGAAGCAAAAACCGCGCACGAAAATGCACAAGAAACTCTCAAACAGAAAAATGAAGAGGTTGAACAAACACCCAAACCACCATCTCCTCAAGAGAGAGCCGCTTTGGAAAAACAATTGGAAGAAGCCCAGCGTACACAAAGAGTTGAAACAAAGGTAGCAAAAAGTCACGATGCTGAGGTAGAAGAACTAAACGAAACAATTGGTAAAAACAATGCTATTAAACAAAGTCATATGATAAAATTTGAAGAAGGCGGTGAACACGCTGGTTGGATGAAAAAAAACAAAGGAACGGTGGATGGTAGCGATATGAACGAAACATTTGAAAATATATCAAACGACGACCACTTGCCCCCAGAGTTACAAACGGCAAATGACGACTTTAAAGGATCAGAAGAAGCTAAAGCCTACCGAGATGGTGTAAGTGAAAGAGACAAAGCGCGTGTCGCGAAACAATCTGCTAAGCAAGCACGGAAACAAGAACAACAACTCATTAAAAAAAATGAAAAGGAAATGGCGAAAAATAAAAAAGATGCACAAACTAAAGCAAATTATCGTGAAATATTAAAAACACGCAATCCGGAACTTTATGAGGAAAAACCAGAATTGTTAAATGAACACGTGAAAACAGCCATGGAACAAAATGAATTAAAAAGAGGATCGCGGACGGCTAAACTGACCACTTCTAAATTATCAATAGTACAAGGTATAGAAGCTGATGCTAGAGAAGAAAAGGCGAATGGTATAGCAAATGAACTAGATGCGGCAACTAAAAAAAGAGAAGAAGCTGAATTGGCATTAGAACAAGAAAGTCACAAATTGTCGGCGGCGGAAATCCAGGGGCGAAATAACGGTATCGGAAGAATGAAGGAGAAAGAGCGGACTATTACAAATCAATTGGCGCAAGCAAAAAAAACCCCCGAAGAGTTAGCAACGGAACAGCTAAACACGCACACAAGGATCCATGATGATGCGAGAAAAGAAATGTTGGAAGCCGATGCAACTGAAAAAAAAGCGGGTAAAAAATATGATGCTATTCAAAAAAAGAGATTAAAAGATAAAGACGCCAAGGTAGAGAGTTTACATGCTGAACAAGTAAAAAAAGAGTTGTCGGCAGCCGAGACAGCGACAGGTACAGTTCATGATCCTGCTATTCACGATCTTGCAGAGAAAATTAAAACAAAAGAGAAGGAAAAAGCAATACATGATGAAGCTGTTCACACACAAGCTATGACTGATGCCGAGACAAAAAGTACAGGTTTGACCAAGGATGCTGATGCTAAGGAGACAGATGATTTTGAAGGCTGGGCCAAGAAGAAGTTTACTGAAGAAAATAAATCAAAGGTAGCGGCGGCAAAGAATTATGTTGATAAGGCTGAAGCCGAATTGAAGGCAGTTCAGGAAAAGAATAGTGCTGGGTTGAATGACATTGCCAATAAAGAGGCACTAGTAGCTCAAAGGAAAACTAGCTTAGAGGGAGCTGAAGCGGCGCGGAAGGCAACGGGGTCTAATAAGATAGAAAAGGATGCAATAGAAAATGATTACACAACAGCGAATGAGGAACATGATGAGGCGGTGAAGGCGCTGTCCGATGCGAAGACCTCGGCGGGGAAAGCAGTGGCGGATGCAGAGAAAAAGGTAACAGAAGCGAAGGCAGTTCATGATGAAGTGAAGATGAAAACGTTGGATGAGACTTATTTAGAAAAGAAAAAGAGTGAATTTAAACAACAGGAAAGGACTGTTGCTAATAAAAAAAAAAAGCTGGACGAGGCGGAGGCGGCGATGGAGGCCGCTCCAGGGATAAGAACGAAAGCAAATGAAACAATCTCGGTATTGGATGCAAAACCAAGTCGTTTTGGTAAAAACGAGATGCAAATAGCTGAAGCACAAGCAGCAGAATTAAAAAAACACAACACCGGTTTTACAAAGAACCCAGGAGAACCTCCTTTTCTTGGTCCCCGTAAAACAGAATTTAACGAAGCGAAAAGTGCCCTCAAAGAAAATAAAGAAAGTCAGATCAGTCAGTATGATGCAGAATCCCTTTCTAAGGAACTAGATAAAGCCAGGGAGGCACACGAATTTCAAAAGGGTAAACTGAAAGAAAAGAGACCTGAACCTAGTACGGATCTCAAAGCTCTGCGAGCAGAAGCAAAAAATGCAGAGTCTCCTAAAAGCACGCGACCTACTAGATTTCAAAGATACACCGGCCAAACTGTGGATGATAAGGAGATGAAGGCGGGTGTTATTGAACACGCAAAAATGGGGCTGGTTGACCCTAGATCAGAAATAGGTATCGCTGTGCGTAAAGCGAATAAAACAGATAATGAACTAGAAGAACTCACGAAGCAACACGCGGATCTTACTAAGGCTAAGGAGGCTGAGATAGCTAATAATAAAGCAATCATTAAACAACAAAACAGTAGTAAATCCTTAGAAGAAAAAAAAACTGGACTTTCTGAGAAAGACAAAGCAATAGTGGAGAATATTGGGCAAAATGAAGAGGATGCGGCATACAAAGAGTGGCGAGCAGCGAAGGATGAGGCGGGGAAGGAGACTGGAGGTGGTACCCGCGGCGCTGTAGTGACGGCGGCCGGTGATCAATTAGCTAGTCGTGAGAAATTAGCAAAAATTAAAAAACCGCCTAAGGGTAACATCGAGGAAACCCCCGCCGACAGACAGGATCTTATTAGAAACAACAATGAGTTAAATGAAAACATAAGAGATGCTAAAAAAAAAGCAAGAGAATCAGGACAAAATGAAAAACAGGCACGCGCCACACAATTAGAAAAGCAAAAAGCATTAGATGGTGAAGGTGGTAAGCCGGGACTTAGAGAGAAAGCTAAATCTGCACATAAGAGAACACAAGATGAGGCGATGACGACTATGAAGAGTGATTCGCTTAGCGGGAGTGGTAAGTTGAGAAGGGATGCCCATGAAGAAAATATAAAGGCAAAAGATGATGCTTATAATAAACAACAAGCAGAAAAGGCGGCCAAAGAAATGGCTGATGCAAACCGATCAGCAGCGATCAACGATTTGCAAGATCAAAATAAAGAGAACAAGAGATTACTAGCAGAACACACTAAAACAATTAAGGATTTGAAAGAGAAACAAGGAAAAGCAATAACATCAAGCGAGAAAGAACAGTTAGCTGTATTACAAAAGAAATATGATGATAGCAAGGTGAGTGATGCAGACGAAATAAGGTATGATGACTTAAAAAAAAAGGGCGAGATTAAGCATGAACAAGATGATAAGAACTTTATGAAGGAACACGATGATAAACTTGCTAAGGGTTTAACTCGAGAGGAAAAAGAAACATACGTAAGACTAAAAAAAAAAGATAAAGAGTCAAACTTTAAGTCAGAAGATTTAGATAAGGCCCAAAAAGCTCATGATGCAGTTAAGCAACAAATCAAAACTAACAATGATATAGTACAGATACATAGGCGTATACAGCAAAACCAAGGTTTGGAAAGCGTATATGATAATACTAAAGATAGTGCATTAGAACAACAGGGGTTACTTGACAAACATAAAAAACAACTAGAAAGAAAGATAAAAAAGTATATAGACGAGGTTTCATTATCAGAGACGGAAGTATCTCAATTGTCTGCAGCATTAGAGACATATGAATCATTGGGTGGAAACGATGAACTTATTAAACAAGCAAAGAGTAAAATGAATAGTTCACAAAGCGGTGGTTCAAAAAACAATCCGGGATCCGAAACCGAATCCGACTCCGATGAAGATACCGAGGTGGACTCCGATGAAGATACCGAGGTGGACTCCGATGAAGATACCGAGGTGGACTCTGATGCCGAAGTGGACTCTGATGTCGAAGTAGACTCTGATGTCGAAGTAGACTCTGATGCCGAAGTGGATTCCGATGAGGATACCGAAGTGGACTCTGATGTCGAAGTGGACTCTGATGTCGAAGTGGATTCCGATGAGGATACCGAAGTGGACATGGAAGAGGATGATGAACAAAAAGCATCAAATGAGACTCCTTTATTAGTAGAAGCAGCAAAACGAGCAACCACTAAGATTCAAGAACATAACAAAAAATTAGACAAAGGGCATATAAGAGCTGGAGGTGATATTAAGGAAGATTTAAAAAGAAAGTTGCGGCATCTTACGGATACTCCATTTAAATTAACAGTAACGGATATTGATAAATATTATACCCATGAAGGGTTATGTTATGATAAAGATAAAAACTGTTCCAAAGAAGATATAGACGATATTGAAGAAATATTACAAGAATTTAACACGGAGGAAGAGAAAAAGAAAAAAAGAGATTTAGAACCAAAACATGAAATGCACGAAAAATTACTTCATAAAGTAATTACACTATTTGAAACATTAAATACAGAAGAAGACAGTGTAATGTTACAAGAACTTATGATAAATCTATATACTAGTTTAAAAGAAAAAAGTACTAGAAATCATATAGTAAAATTATTAATAAAAGGAATACATAAGGCAGGTGAAATCAGTTTAAAAGTACAACATAAATATCAAGCTATGCATGAAATAGATATAGAAGGAGACATATCACCATCCAACGAAGAAGAATATTTCACTGATTTAATGAGTATGGTCTTTACGCCATTATGTCCTTTTGTGGAATTGGCCACCATGTTAAATATGAAAAAAGATATAAACGATGAATATTATAAAGTAGTTCATGCAAATAAAAGTTTCATATTAACAATTGTAGAAAACTATTACAATGCCGGTAACGATTATGATAACGATGAAGCAGTAAAAAGATCTATAGCATCTGAATCATCTCTTAATCATAAGCAACTTCTTAAATCTTTTATGGATCCAAGTGTAAAAGAAGTTCATGATAGAGTAATAGACAGTTTGTATGAAGAATTTAAAGTACATAATAAAGAAGAATGTTCTCCGTGGAATTATTTAACACAATCCATTGACTCTGAACTTGATGAATTATTAGATAGCAGTCAGCAATTGCACGAGTATTTTTTAGCGTTAGACGACGTTAATAATCAAAATCCAATGCACCACACTATTGATTTATTATCCGCACTATTACAACATGATGAACAATTAGACTCAAAAGGTTTGTGGCCCACTTATTTACATCAATTAAAACATTTTGTAAAATCTGAACATACTATACAACAAAAACATTTTGAAAAGGTTATACATAGTTATCAACATAGAGCATCTGAAAAAGAACGTGAAATAACAAGCATGGAAACTGAAGCAGTTCGGTTGTTACATAAACACTCTCGTATATTTTTAATAAACTGCATCCAAGCATTAGACCTAGATGAAATAAGTAAATCATTAGATTATAATTACTCTGTAAGAACATTTGATAAATTTATGGTGTATGTACTCAATCATATGGATAGCATAATAGATAAGTTATTACATTTAGGTAAAATAGAAGGTAAACATGATTCTGGTGAATATCATGATACCTTAATGAACCTAAAAGAAATGTTTAGTCTTTTTAAAATAGATTTAGATGTATTAATGAATACTCTTAATTTTAGAAATACTTTATACAAGGACTTACATTTGATACGTAATGATGATGAAAAACTAAAAAAATTCATGGGTACTGTTCAAAAAGGAGGGTCTAAACAAATCGGCGGTTCGCTATCTTTATTTGATCAATTAAATCAACAACTTAACGAATCAAACAACGAGTTAAAACGCATTGCAGAACAAGAAAACGAGTTGCGTAAACTAAGAGGCGGGACTCGTAATAAACGGCAATTCACGCGCAAGCAACACGGCGGTAAATTATCTTCTACCTTAAAACAAGGCATTTCCCGTAGCTATTATCATACAAATGCTAGTGCAGGCAACGCAGGTGCAGGCAACACGGGTGCAGGCAACGCGGGTGCAAGCAACGCGGGTGCAGGCAACGTGGGTACAGGCAACGCGGGTGCAGGCAACGTGGGTACAGGCAACGCTAGTATAAGCAGACAAAATGCTGATGATACCAAATCACAGGATGGTGGATTAAATAAAGGAGGTATGGAACATTTTGCTGAATTACAGCAATTAGAAGCAAAACTTAGGGATAATAAATTTAAAACATTTAAACAAATGGAAACAACCTATAAACAGTTATTAAAATTAAAAAATGAGGAATTACAACAATCCTCCCAATCATGTTTACATAAACAGTTAATGCATAAATCTAAATTAAATTGTGCAAAAAATTGCTTAAGAGAACTACAAAACAAAAGTAGTCCGAATATCAAATGTGGTTGCAAATCCTTTCCGTTACCTTTTAACGGGTATAAGGATTGTTAAGTGCTTTATATTTGTTATAACTACGAATACTTCGTAATAAAGTCACTACCGAAAAAGTAATCCATATTTGTCTAAGATTCGTAAAATAACGACTACCTACTAATACTACTAAAAAAGATGTTACCGCATTTATAAACTGAATTTTATAATGATTAGACCCTTCTAATATTCCCTCCAACACTGTGGATACGGCATTTAATGGTATAAGAACTCCTAATATAGGGATTACCTTTACAATATGATTTAGTACAATAGCATCTTTCGTTAATAAAGAAAATATCTGCTTACCAAATGTTAGTGCCGATATTTGTATCATTGAACAAGTAATCGCCCAATAAATAAATCGTTTTGCAGTTATAGTTATGTCTTGATTATAAACTTGTTGATAAGGTAATATTACATTAGCTGCTGAAGCAAGCGAATAATATAAAATATTATTAATGTGTATATATTTAAATAGCAGGACATGGGCTACAGATAATTTTCCAATTGTATCTAATAGTAATAATTTATGATTTACCGTAAAATATAATCCTTGACGCGATAGATCTTTTAACTGTACAAAAAACGCACGGTTTAACAATACCTTTGTATTATCTACAAAATTTGTTAATTGTAATGAAATACATTTCTGCTTTATCAATAACGTTGTGTACATTAAAGTAGCCGCTACATCAGAAAGCGTACTCGCAACAGCAACCCCACGTATACCATATCGTATCATAAACAATGGATCTAATACTATATTTACCAATTGAGCAATAATATTGATTTTTACTGCTATATTGATATCCATTTTACCACGACATACGCTATAATAACAACTATTTAACAACTGAAAGGGTAAACCGATGACCCTATATTTAAAATAATATTGCGCATAAACAAAGACCGGACTATTCGGCGCTATCATGGTCTGTAATGCCCTAGAGGATTGTGTAAACAATAACGTTCCCCCAACTATTCCTAAACCCAAAGACAATGCGGTAGCGGTATTTACATATTCTACTATTTTATCTTGCCTATTTTCACTTGTATAACGACTTACAATAGGCGTTAACACTTGGGGCGCAAACGCTAAAAAGGTATAGTATAAATTAAATAGTTGTTCACTACTCGCTTGACCTGCGAGTTGTGTACTATCGCCATATTTACCAACCCAATATCCGTCTACCAATCCTACTATAGGATTCATAATAAAGTTCATAGTAGCAGGTTTAGTTATTTTTACTATACTATCATCTATTTGTTTAATAATAGGATCTCTTGGGTACACATGACGTTTTATAAATGGTAGTTCATAGGACTCCCCTATACATAAATATAAAAAAAACATACTATACCCTCTCATCTATCATAATACTTAGATTTTTTTATATTATAACAATTCTCTTCTTTTATTTTCATATAGAGCGCGTATATAAGTCAATGTCTCGTAACTACAAATTAAATAGGTACGAATTATTAGTTTCATCTCCATAGGTATAGCTTTTAAGTAGAATACGATATCATAATTACAAAACGCATCTTCTTTTTCTTTTATAATACTTTTTATATCTATAGATAGTTTTAAAAAGTGGGAATCCAACAATTCTATTCGTTCTTTAAAGTAGTATCTAAAATACAACTTTAATCTAGAGAAATGTTCATGCTTTTCTATACTCTCTATGGGTATGTTTAATGCTTTCCCATATATACATTCTTTAAAAGAGGCATTTCCCTTAAAACATTGTTGTATGGCGTACAATAATTCTCGCGCTTCACAGTTAAAACAAATGTCTCGATGACCGTGTATGCTACTTATAGATAATGCATAGATCTCTGTATTTGGAACATGAGGTAGCAATAATTCTCGTAACTTTTCTTGAATCGGTAGATTTTGATCGTCGGGATTCATTCTATAGATTGAGATATTACCTTTGGTATCATATACCATTGTTGTCTATTTGGAATAAAAAGGAAATTCGTTATCAATTTACATTTCCTTGATAGTATACTTTTGTTTTACACCTTTGAACATTTAAAACGCCGGTTTATCTGTAAATATTAATTTCCAAATATGTTCTAAAACGAAACCATTTTTATTTTCACTAAGCAACCATTCGCGCAATTTAATATAAAAATTTTTTTCATAATTTAAAATAGAATTTTTATGACAAATAAAGAAAGCACATGTTTCAGTAGTATACGTATTGGGTAAATTAATGCCATGTTTTTCGCAACATATTTTTATAGAATCTTTTGACGGTAATGTATGTAAATTACATATACCATTAGTAATTGTTCTTCGAGTAGGAGTACCACCTACCCTCCAAGATGATGGATATAATGCAAATTGTTGTTTATTATTAATAATATTATTGCAAAAATTAATAAATTTATTATAATCACCTATATGATTATTAGTATCATCTTGGATAAAAATCGTGTATTCAGATAAGTTATTATAATTATTTATTATATGAGTTAAATAAGTTTCGCCTTCTCTGCCTATATTATTTAAATACTTTTGTATTGAATTATTTTTTAGCATTATTTCATAACCAGATTTATTATAAACTATAACTTTATATTTATACAAAAAATCGTTTCCAAATAAATCTAATAATTCTAAGAAATTTTTGTTGTTATAATAAGATACTATAATATCACAACTTGTCATTATATAATATATATATATATATATAACCCTTTATATATGACGCAAAAACAAGACTTTTTTCATAAAATATCATTAAAATTAATGTCTAACGAACAACGAAGCAACTATTATAAAGAACAACATAAAGAAAAAAATAAACGCATTCGTAACCGAACACCCAAACAAAAAGAAAGATCTCGTATTAAACGTATTAAAATACGCAACTACCAAAAACAACGAACTAAACGTCGTAATGAAAAGGAAAAACAAAAAAATAAGCAAAGACTATCCAGTAAATGTAAGTTGAAAAAGGGACAACGGAGTAAAAAAATACCATTAAAAGCAGTATATTGCCATAATTGTAGTCCAAGTGCTTGGAATAAAGGTTATACAAATTATTGTGAACGTTCTGGAAAAGGAAAATATGTAGCTAACTGTAGTTCTTGTGTATACGATGTCTAACTTACTAAAAGAACTCTGTAATCATACGATTGTTTTCTGCAATATTACGGCATTTCAAAATGTATTCATCAAAGATTAATTCCTTTACCATCTTATTTCTTAAATCGGTTTCTTTTTTCACAAGTTTTATTTCGTCCCCTTTAAATTCCTGCTTTAGTTTACGCAACTTAGAACGAAATGCCGGTACTTTCTTTTTAAAACTCGGAATCTGTTCTATGATTAAAGCAAAGATCTGCTGAATCGGTTTCATGATCTGATTCGTAATATAAAACCCATAATCCAATTTTAAACCATGCTCTTTGATATATTCCGGCGTTTCTATTCTTTCGCCTTGCAACTTTTTACCCTTAGTCTGAATATACGCAAACGCAATCCTATCTCCTGCTCTTGGTTTATTGCCTGGTTCTCTTTTTCCTATACGCTCCGCCAATACTTTATGAGCAATTTGCTTTGGATTTTTATAACCACTGCGCAACGATTTACTAAACACCAATTTATCCATCGCTATTTTGCCTTGTATCGTATCATCCAACATCTGCTTCGTAAATTGTATCGCCTTTTCAAAATCCTGGTCCTGCATAATTATATCTATGACGCCGCCATATACCTCTTTTACAATGGGCGCATTATCACGTCGCTTTAACACCAATCCCATTGCCTTTCGTTTACACTTATCTGGATCTTCTTCGTACAACATACCTACATACCGCTTTTTTGATAACAACACAAACGGCATAAAGGTCTTTTCATACTCCAAGTCGTGTGGTGGTTTCAAATACTTACTTGCTAAGGCACCTGCTTCTTGTGCTAAGTCAATCGTTAATTCTAATGCTTTTTTACCTACTATCCTCGTTCCATTTAAATCTGAAAAGTGAAAGGTAAAGAATACGGAATCTGTATCACCATAAATATACTCGGCATTCGTCCGCATTTTACCGTATTTTGTATCTACTTCTGCATTTCCGTACACTTCTTCAATTAGATGTTTAGCATACAATAATAGTTTCCTGCCGGTTGCCGTAGTAGACGCAGCCACATCTTTTTCATAGAAACTACTGGTCTTTGCACCCGTTTGACCATAAAGAGAATTCGCTGTTAATTTAATAGACAATTGGCGTTTATCATAGACATTCGCCATAAACTCATTTGGTGCTGTTTTAATCAATTTTTTTGTTGCTTTACGCTGTTTTAACAATTCATCTAATACAGAAGGCATGACTGCCTTGCCTCCATCTGGATATTGAGCAAAACGACACGTCTTTGATCCACATTTGATTTTTTGCGGGGCAGCCGACGGCGTTTTACGTTCATAGGTATAGGTATCATAGGTTACATCTACATATTTATACTCTGCACGATTATCAAAACGAGTGTCTCCTTCTTTTTTGAGTAAATTACCTTCCAAGTCATACTCTTTTGTCCACACTTTACTAGAATGACACAAATTCTCACTAATCATAGACGAAGGATACAGTGAACTGTAATCTACACACGCTACGGGTGTTTTCTCATCATACACATTACATTTCGGTTCTAATACTATTGCACCTTCATATCCATCTTTATCTATAGTCTTATCTAAACTAGGCATCAAATATCCCTTTTCACGACACTTTTTCGCAATGAAACTCGTCAATTTAATACCTTGACCTCTCATAATTAAATAACTTAAAGGAACACTACATAAACTAGCCATCTCAATTAAACCTGTCATCACATCTATTTTTGTTAGTAAGTGCTGGACTAAGTTACAATCCTGAATACAATATTTAGCAATCACAGAACGTTCGTTTGGTCCTTCATTCGTCATACGAAAGATATCTTGTGGTGTAACATCGTCCTTCGCCAAACACCAATTAATTTTTTTACCTGAATCAAACTCCAAACGATCATGCACTAAGAAGGTACCTGACTCTAGATCTATGTTAGTAACTTTAAACTTAGCACCATTGCGATATTGATCTACACAATGGCCTTCCATTTCAAAATGGACATAACTTTCTTCTCCCAAACCAAACATATTCTTGGTATACACAATGGTATGCTCATGGTCTTCACTATACTCTACCTTTATCACTTTATCACGAATAAAGTTCGCCGACACGTGATCTAGTTTATATGAAGGAAAATTGTAATCACGGCGAAATAAATTATAAAGATCTATCAACAAACGACCTTTCATCCCAATAAACTCCAATGTATGCTCACCACTCGCCAATATGGTCGTCTTTTTTTCTATTTCCCATTTTTGACGTTTTTCATTATACATTCCACATACCTCATTTTTGTTACGCGATAGTTCTAAAAACTGTGATACACACCCCAATTGTACTGCTCGTTTAAACATAAATGAGAAATCAAAACCAAATATATTGTAACCCATTACTACATCCGGATCTTCTTTTTGAATTAATTCCGTCCATTTTACTAATACTTCCTGCTCTGTATCATAACATTCTATCACTGCATTGGATACCGATGAGCATGTGTCTAAACAAATACAATGATTTAAATAGGGTTCTGTTTCGCCATAATTGATAAAGGTACTTCCAATAAAGGTTACTTTATCGCCTTCCAATTCAAATATCGTACCAACTCCAAAATGCTTATCCAATGAATTCATCAATGCTATTATCTTATGCTCCCTAGGTAGTTTTGTAGATTCAAGTATAGAAGCAATACTCTTATTATCATAGTCTATGCTCCGCTGTTTTTTTGATCCATAATATTGTTCTATCGTTTCATCTGCGTCGTTATCATCATACAGATTGTCCTCTACACCGCTAATTTTATGAATAGGATCTTTCAACCATACGTTTACTTGATACTCCACCAATGATTCTTTAATCGTATTTTTTTTGGGATATACACGCTCTATATCCATCATATCTTTACTAAATCCATAGGCAGTTTTTAGCATAGAGGATAGGGCATTTTCTATATCATCTACATCGTGATTCTCCAAATATTCCATCATATTAAACGCCAATTTCTTATGATTTTTTTCCGCCAAGGGAAAGTCTCCATGACTACTACTCGCCTCAATATCAAAACTACATATCTTATAAGGAACTCTCGTTTCCTTATCCGTCTGTGGAACTATATCCGCATATGAGATTTTGTATTCGTGATTACACGTAGATATTTGATCTTCTTCCGATATGATTTCATAGGTATTACTCGGTAATTCAATCCATCCGGACGGACTTATATTTTGTATGTGCAATAACCTTAACATAGGTGGTATATGTGCTTCATACAATTCCGTTCCTACCCCTAGACTAGCAATTCTTACTCCAGTTGTTTTTCTATTATTGTATTTTTTTAAGGATTTCTTATAATTCGGTGTAGTAGTGATATTATACCACAAATTTTTTGTTTTATGAAAAGAATCCATATTATTAAAACTGATCTTTACAAAGTTATGTTTAGTACCCGCATCAAAACCATATAATTTCTTATGATTCTCTAATGTAACCTCTTCTATACCTTTTGCATATTTATCACCTAATTTTTCGGTTAACCATTGCTCAAATCCTTCTTCCGTGAAATTAGATTTTTTATTACCTGCATCTATTTTCACGTAAAAGTAAGGGGCAAATCCTTCTACAAACACCGAATACGTATTTCTTTGTTCGTCTAATCCAAATAATTGTACTAAATAACTTGGATCACCACGATACTGCTCGCTTACAGTGTAAGGATCTATTTCACGCGATTGAATATCAATAATTCGTATGGATTTTGTGTTATCCATGGATGTTGATAGTTAACATATTCGCGGATTTTTTATTTCAATTTAATTTGTATTATTCTCGGGAATCGTAATATTAGTACCATACACTTCTAGAAAATTAAAACTAGGATCTACTTGTTCACGACACATTGGGCAAGTATTATTTCTTAATAACCATCGCCTTAATCCTCTTTCCGAAAAAACATGACCACAACGATTTATTCTCGCAATAGAGTCCCCTTCCGAAAATTCTTGATGTGATATAGGACAACGCTCTATCGGTACGGCATTTCCACAAGCATCTACCGGAACTGATTCATAATTCGGCCATTCCGTAAATGTTACATTCGCACTTATATCTAATCTAGATACTGGCGTACTCGGCATTGGATTACTAAATAAATTATTTATATCAAATAAGCTTGGTCTCAATAATGGTGATTGATAAATATATCTATCTACCAGGGCATTTTCTGTTCGTGTAAGCGTATTTGCTATATTACGATATAAACTTGAATTATTCATACGCCGATTATAATATCTGTGTTCATCGTGTAAATTATCCACTATTCTTGTATATATTTCTTGGTTTGCGGTAAGATAATCTAGTACTTGAGTTTCTCGTACACTTCTCATCATGTATATATATATAAATTGTTAAATATGTTTAAATACTACTTATTTATACATATTAATGAATAATCAACAAAAAGGTCTAAGCGGTTTACAAAATTTAGGTAACACGTGTTTTTTAAATTCGGCCATGCAATGTTTTTCCCATACCCATGAACTAAATTACCTCTTAGATAGTACAGATATAGTGCAAAAAATTAATGATAAAACCGAAGCTGTATTATTAAAAGAATGGAATGAATTGCGAAAACTGTTGTGGTCCAAAAACTGTATTATTACTCCCGGTGGATTTGTGCACAACATACAACAAGTGGCAATTAAACTAGACAATGATAATTTCGCCGGATGGGCACAAAACGATTTACCGGAATTTATCTATTTTATGATGAATGGATTTCATACGGCACTGGCACGTGAAGTAGATATACATATTAGTGGAAATACGCAAAACTCTCGTGATCGTTTAGCCAAAATTGCATACACCATGATAAAAGACATGTATTCAAAAGAATATTCCGAAATGATTCCTGTGTTTTTCGGGGTTCAATTTTCTACTATACGATCTTTAGACGGTACAATTGAAAAAAGTATTAAAGCTGAACCCTACTTTATGCTTGATTTGCCTATACCTGCTACTCCCTCACCATCGTTACTAGATTGTATTCATCACTACATTGAAGATGAACGGATGTGTGGTGAAAACGCATGGTACAACGACAAAACAAAACAAAAAGAAGATGTGCTTAAAACTCTACAATTTTGGAGTTTACCTACCATATTAATTATGAATCTAAAACGATTTAACAAAATCAATTTTCGCAAAAATAACTGCTATGTAGATATACCACTATCCCCTATTGATTTATCTGAGTATGTTATCGGTTACCAAAAAGAATCCTATGTGTATGAATTATATGGTATCTGTAACCATAGTGGTAATGTAATGGGAGGGCATTATACGGCAAACGTAAAAACGAATAGCGGTTGGTATCATTTTAATGATAGTAATGTAACCAAAATAGCGGATAAAAGTAAAATTGTTTCTCCCATGGCGTATTGTCTGTTTTTTAGAAAAAAAAAGTAAAAACCTATATATAATAATGAAAAGCAAATCTGCTATTATGATTGTTATTTTAATTATATTATTAATCGCACTAATTACCGCTTTAGGAAAATCTTTTGGCGGCAAAGACAAATCCAATGTAGAATATTTCCTAGAAGCAGTTATTGTTACTCTTATACTTATTTCTTGCGTGTTAATCGGAATGAAACTTATATATAATATTGATATTTCTACCTATTTTAAACATGACGGTAATACCGAAGAAATTGATATTGTTCTTAATCAAACTACCGACCCTGGTGATGAAAATGATGCTGACGGTGAAGAACATATTCCTCCTGAAATCATGATGGGTGATCAAGTCTTTAATATACCAAGCAATTCTTATACCTACACCGATGCTGTTGCTTTATGTAAAGCATATGGTGCAAAATTAGCCGACTATAAACAAATTGAAGATGCCTACGATAAAGGCGGTGAATGGTGTAACTATGGTTGGTCCAAAGATCAAATGGCGCTATTTCCTACACAACAATCCACTTGGACAAAACTTCAATCCATTAAAGGTCACGAAAACGACTGTGGACGCCCGGGTATAAACGGCGGTTATATTGCTAATCCAAACATACGTTTTGGTGTAAACTGTTATGGACATAAACCAGAAATAACTCATGATGAACGTATGCAATTAGATAAGGGATTTAAACCACCTCTAACCAAACAAGACAAGGAAATCAATAAAAAAGTGCATAACTATCAAACATACCTAGATACGATAGTTGTTTCTCCTTTTAACTATAACACGTGGAGCAAAATATTTTAAGTATATATATATATATAATGACGAAACTATATCCAAAACGAAAGCCATATCATACCAAACACTATGATATGGGTAATGATATTAAAGTATATGTAGAATTTTACGGGAATCCAAAAGGGTTTCCTGCCATCTATCTACACGGTGGTCCAGGTGATAAATGCAGACCTACCAACGCACAATTGTTTAATCCCAAAAAATACAATATTGTCCTCATGGACCAACGCGGTTCCGGTAAATCTACACCAGGTACCAAACATAACACAACCCAAAGAATGCTTCAAGACATGGAGGTTATTCGCGAGGACATGGGCGAGAACAAATGGTTGGTCACCGGTGGAAGTTGGGGCGCTGCTTTAGCCATGTTGTACGCACAAGCACATCCAGAACATACGGCGGGGCTCATTTTGCGTGGGTTTACTAACATGCACTGGCATAATGAGTTTGAAGATTGTGTGATTCGTGGTATGAACCCTCAGCGTTTAGATCGTATGTATAGTTCCGTTGGATTAAATTATCTAAAAGCCACGGAAAAGCAACTTACTCGCGCTTACACTAAAAAACTTAAATCTAAAAACAAAAAAACACGAAAACGTTATTTAGAATTATTTAATGATTTTAGCGATCATCATGTTACAAGTAAAACCCCCAAAGATAGTTACACGGATATGATGCATGGAGCAATCGTATATAATCATTATCTAAAACATGACTGGTTTTTAAAGCCAAATCAAATGATGTTAAAATCAAATATAAAAAAGGTAAAGCACATACCAACCACGTTTGTACACGGGAAATTTGATTTTATTTGCCCCATGGAAATGGCGTGGGAAATGCACAAACAATTACCAAAAAGTAAGATGGTAGTAGTTCAAGCAGGACATAGCGTATGCGATAAAGAAGTCGCCCATGCAGTAACCAAAGCGAGTGATGAGTTTAAATTATAACACATTCCATTGATCTTCATCATCATCATCATCATCTTCACCTTCACTATAATCGCGTTGATAGGTAATCGCGCGTTGTTTAAAATATCTAGGGTTTATGATAATACAATAAAGTCCTATCACCGTTGCATATACACATACAGAACAAGAAATAATAATCCATTGACCTATTACATATAGCATGGGTTATACTATAGTAGTTGTTTTCAACTATTTATATATTTTTTATTATATTGATATATAGTAAAAAATGAAAACAAAGAGATATACACGAAAACGTAAAAAAGGAGGAGTAATGTTTTCTGGTACAAGAAGAAAAAGGAATAGTCCTACTGAATTCGCTTTTTCTACTCCAAATGAAAATGATTCGCTTAAGCAAGAGGTAAATACTCTTACTGATAAAGTAGATCAATTGCTTAGATTAGTTAAGACAATACATGAACGAACAAATAATACGCATGAATTTATAGATAACCTATTAGTGGAACAGGAACATGCAAGAAAACGACGTATAAGAAAACGATAATATTTGTAAATATATTTTTGTTTACTTATATAACTAGTATGATTTTTACATCGCATATTTATTATAATAACCTACGTTATATTAAAACTAATAATAATTCGCAATATTCTGTTACTAAAAAAAACAATGCGAAACCGAAACCGAAGTCGAAACCAAAACCGAAACCAAAACCGAAACCGAAGTCGAACCCGAAGGCGAAACCGAAGGCGAAACCGAAGGCGAACCCGAAGGCGAAACCGAAGGCGAAACCGAATGCGAACCCGAAGGCGAACCCGTCTACCACTCTAATAGATAGTAAAGAATTATTTAATGCTATAGATGTAAATACTTCAGAAATAAATAATAATGTAATACCAAAATATGTATTTCAAACATGGAAACATAGTTCATTATCAAAAGACATGAAGGATATTCTTATACAACTAAGAAATGAACATAAGGATTACAAATTCTTTTTATACGACGATGTAATGTGTAGAGAATTTATTGCAAAACATTTTGATCCTAATATACTATATGCATTTGATAGACTAATACCAGGAGCATATAAAGCAGATTTATGGCGATATTGTGTGTTATATATTTATGGGGGAGTCTATATGGATATTAAGTTACAATGTGTGGATGGTTTTAATTTAAATAACTTAATAGATGAAAACTGTTTTCCAAAAGATATTGGTAAAGGTATCTGGCAGGGATTTTTAATATGTAAACCAAAAAACGAAATACTTAAAAAATGTATAGATATGATATATTGGAATGTAAAAAAACGCTTTTATGGAACCAGTAGATTAGCTGTTACTGGACCCAAATTAGTATACAATGCACTTATTAGATACAAAAAAATAAATTTATATAATAATAGTAAAGTAAAATTAGTACGTAAAAAGCGTTTATATTTAATGTATAATAATAAACCAATCTTACAATTTTATAACGGATATGGTAGAGATAAAAAAACTTTGGGTAGTCATTATTCTACCTTATGGGGTAAACGATTGATATATAAGTAATATGATAACCGTAAAAAAATTTGTAAATATATATATATGAATAATTATAATAAAAAGTTTTTTAAAGAAATGAAACATAAAAGTCATCTCGATATTCGTTATGGTAAAGACAATTTAACTCAACCTATCATTCATTCAAGACTTAAATACCTTTTAAAAGAAACTGTTCTACTATTTACCAAAGTTGATATTCCTTGTATTATAATGCACGGGTCATTAATCGGATGGTATTTTGGTCAACAAATGCTACCGTGGGATGATGATATTGATATTGTAGTTTTAGATGAGCATCGTGAAAAATTAAAAACATTACATGGATTTCAAACTAATACTATACTTATAGAAATAAATCCTGTAATAGATACTATCAAGAAAGATCCTTATAATATTATAGAAGCTAGAGTTATATGTAAAAATACGGGGGTTTTTATAGATATTACTACTTTATCCAAAGGAAATATTTTTCATATAGGTAAGTCTTCTAATAATAAATTAATTAAAACGTTTAAACTTAATAACAGTTATGAAAATACAGACAATTTTTTATTTAAACCAATTAAATATAATCATAATGATCAGTTTGATATTCGTTATCAATTACATAACAGTAATGAAATTAAAATTATAGTTACACGTAAAGATAGTAATAGCGGTTGGGGTCTTAATTTATATTTATATGGATATGATAAAGATATGAATTGTCTTTACAATAAAAATACTATCAATTGTTTTAGACCACATTTTTATAATATTAATGATATTTATCCCCTTAAACAAACTACATTTGAAGGTATTGATGTATATGTACCTAATAATGTTGAAACTGTTTTAGTTAGTGAATATGGTAATAAAGTTTTAAAACCATCTTATAAAAATTATTATTATGAAAATGGTAGTTGGGGAAAAAAATAATATTAATTACTTTTATATTTTTCACGCTCCAACATTACACGCTTTCTTAACTTTTCTCTATCTCGTTGCGTATAACCAAAACCTACATGTTTTGGTTGATATAAAAAACGAATATTACTAGGTGTTAGGTTTAAATACATTTTAGTAGTAGGAATTCCATTTCTATTATAATGTATTACGTTTTTAAATATGTCTCTATGCAATTTTAAATAGCTACATAATTTTACGCGATACGATAAATGCGATCCATTCATATTTATACTGTTATTCGCAGGTAAATTAGTTATAGTAACATCATTTACTAGTATATGTTTATCAATAGTATAATACAATTTTGCTATAAAAGAAAATACTATATCTTCACCATTTCCATATGGGTTTCCTTCTCTGTAAATAGTCTCTACTAGTGGTTTACACTTAAAAAATAAATTACATAACTCTTTATCACATACTAATAATCTAGTTAGTACAATATCACATTTAGAACTCTTATATGGTACTTTACCATAATGATTTTCGTGTTCCATATTCCTTCCTTCTATTCCTACAATAGTACCTGGTGTTTTTTCATATTGAGTAATCATTTTTGTTAAATTTTCTTGATCTATTAGTATATCATCATCCATAAAAATAAGTTTATTATTTTTTGCAGACATTCCTCTTAAAAAACGCAAATCTAAACCATAATATTGATTGTTCAACGTATCATCTAAAGAAATAATTTTACTAAACTCACTAAACGTTAATATACTATTAGGATGCCCATTGCTTATAATAATTTCATCTATAAACGGAAACTCGTATATTTTATTTATTATTTCAATAACATTATGAGGTCTTTTCCAATTTAATATAATAACGCTATACGTATACTTCATATATCCATACTATACTTTAAATATAGAAAAGTAACGAATAAAAAATCTTACTATATACTACGACATATGCAACAAAATGTTGAACGCGTCTATAACATTTTTTCATGGTGGTTTATCCTATGGTATTTTTTATATATACATAAAATAGTATCTGCAAATCCATTTATAGCCGCCGCTATTACAGTAGTTTGGGACTTATATGCAAGTTATTATATAACAAACGACAAAACGAATACTTCACAACCTACCATGACCACTCAAATGGTTAGTTATTTTAGAATCATTGCTATTCTTGCTGCACACTGGATCCCTTTGATTACCTTACCACGTTTTATAGATTTCGAATCTATTGTAACCTTTATATCTCTAGGTATATTCTATCTACTATTTTTATATGCACAAGGTCTTACACCATACGAGGTGTACGGCAAAGAGTTAACTAGTAAAGATCGCATTCATACCATTTGGGACTTATTTACATTACGATATGGTAGCATACCCATGGGTATACTAGGATTTGGATTTTTATTTTATACAGTATTTTTATTACTTCAACATCCACAGAAAGGATCCATTTGGTACTATGTAGTGTATTATTAATAATTTTTGTATATTATATTATAGTCTTATTATACTATAATGTCCGGGAAACATAAACAAACGATTCGCAATTATTTAAAATATTATTATTATGGTTCTTATAACAATGAACGCGTTACACTTGCATTCTCGGCAATAAAAGCAGTTAATACTAATGGTGCTAAAAACAATACTTTAAATGCGAATATAACTATTATATACAATAGTATATTTACAACTATTCCGGTTACTTTAAATTGGAATAAAGTCAACTTACATTATATGCTTGTTGGCGAGAATGTAAGTGGTACAGTAAACAACTCTAAAAAATTAACTTTACATTTTAACAATGATGTAGGCGGTGTATCTAATTCTATTACTTTTAAAAATAATATAGATTATCTAGTAAACGAAGATGTCATAGTTTCACCTCTCGTACCTCCTATATTAGCTGGTAAGTATGATTTTATTAACTATTGGTACGGTAGTTTTAATGGTGTAGATATTGAGTTAGAGACACCAACGAAATTACTAAAAACTGAGAGATATGACCAAATAGGTTTTTTTGTAAAAAATACTCAAGTTGCCGTGGCGGTTGACGTCCCTTTAAGAGAAAAAAGAGTAGGGGTTTGGGAAAAAACAACCAGTTCTATCGGAACTGCTTATACTTGGCAACTGCGACTAGCAGACTCTATAAGAGATAACGGAGAATGGACTATTAATCCTACATTAGTAATAGATAATATTATTTATCGCTTTGATTGTATATATATAGAAAAAGGATATAATTCCAAATTATTTACTCCAGATGGTACGGAACTTATTCGTGAATCATGTGCAGCTGGTACTAAATTACAAACTCCTTTAGTATCACACGGATTTGCTATAAAACAAGTTGTAGACGATGGTATTGATGGAGATTTAATATTACAAGATCAACAAGTTGATCTTCGTGATATTGCACAAAATTAATATATAACTTATATAAATGAAAATAGATTTATATAAGTATTTTAAAGGAAATGTAACTAATCGTATTCAATACATGAACTCCTCTAATCCTACCATTAATTTATATCATTATTTCAAAGAATCTCCTGATAGAAGACCTTTATTTTTAAATTCCTTAATTAATGAACATATTTCATCTACACCATATCCACAACAACCGCCAACTACTATATCTTTAAATGGTAAACCTTCTAAGAAATCCCCGTAATTATTCTCTTTTTTGCATTGAATTTTAAAGGATTGTAAATTAGATACATCCTGACTTAATGCATAAGCTTTCTCATTAATGTAATTACAATAAAAACCAAATAGCAATTCTTTCTTAATAACAGGTTTAAAAAAATTATTATAATACTCTTTCATACTATCAAATGGTGCACAATTCATAAATAAACCACATATCGGTAAATCATAATATTCTTTAATATATTTGCTATTATTATCATTCGGATAAATAGATACTATAATAGGAGTCTCATTATCTATATCACGAATAATTCTACAAATTTGTTCTACTTCTATATATGTTGTTGCAGTTTCTATTAAATAAATATCCACATTACCTTTTAATAATGATATTAAACACTTATAAAAATTAATAAAGTCTTTTGTTATTGTATTATTGATACTGTAACTATCAAAATAAGGTGGAACACTACCAAATATTTTTGTTTTTAATCGTAAAGGTTGTACTATATCTAAACTAAGTTTTACATACTTTTCCCAATTATCTACTTTTGTAGGTTTAAAACAATAATTACACGTTGTAATATACCTACACCCTGCATCTATATAGGACTGATATAAATCTATTATTAAATCTTTATTGTGTTCAACTGCATATTCACCATAATCCGAATAAACCTTATTTAATTCAAATAGCATTCCTCCATCCATAAAAGTAATCATTTGTATATATATATATATCATTTATAAATCCAATAATCTACCATTGGTATAACCACCTGCACCACCTAACAATTTTGTATCTAATGCTTCTATTTCCATCTCTTTATCTTGAAGCAATTTCTCTTTTACGGCTTGATATAATGATTTATCTTGTTTAAATGTTTTCATATCTATTTTATCTTCACACGTTCCATTGTTAATATAAACAACACTATCCATCCACTGATCCAAATCATCAAACACATGGGTAGCATAAATTAAACTACCATTTCTTAACTTACACTCTTTTTTAAGATAATGAAACATCTTATCACGAACTACTATATCTAATTCACTTAAAAACTCATCTATGATTACCAATCGAAACGGTTTTAATAACGCAATCATGATCTGAACTCGCTTACGTTGACCATCTGATACCTCATGCATACGCCAATTTAAATCTATACCTAATACCTCCACCAATTCATCGCGTCGTTCTATATTATCCATCTGCCACTGTTTCATCATATCACCTACACGAATATCACCGATATAGGCAGATTGTCCTGAAAATGCTGATTGTCTTACCCACCTATTACCTAAATACGCAAGACCATTTATTTGGTCTAATGGTCTATCAGATCCCAATACATTAAATTCATTGAAATGATAGGCAATGTGTATTCCTGCTATCAGGCGCAACATTGTACTTTTTCCTGCTCCATTACCGCCTAAAAGAAGTATAGATTCATTTTCCTTAACGGTAAAGTGTATTTCCTTTAAAATTTTTTTATTAAAGTAGTTAAAAGCTACATTTTCAAGTAAAACTAAAGTCATATACTATTATACGGTTTTAATGTTTATTAGTTTTTAATATATTATTCATCTTTTATAATTTCTCGGTGACACGACCATGTTTGTATAATAGATTCGGGACTTCCTATTCCCGCACTCCTAGGATCACCACAAGGACCAAACCAGTGATTTTGTGGTGCTCCGGTTGTCCTTGCTTTTTCACCTACATAAGTTGTACCATTTACCGTATTCCCTAACACATAATTTACAAATATAGGATCATTAGATACTACTGCTGCTGTAAGATTTTCTTTTATTTGCTCACATACTTTTATTACATCGTCTATGTCCTCATATCTTGTGATTACTTGAACTGGACCAAATATTTCTTTAGTGACCAATTCCATGGTTGATTCGTTTATTTCTTTTATCGGTATATAGACTGCAGTAGGTTCAATAAAACCTAAATGATCAGGAATACTATCTCTATCCATTTGTTTATTTCCAAACCACAATTCGGCGCCTTGAATGGTTAATAATTTATTTACATGTTCTATCATTTCATCACTAGTTAAGGTTAAAACAGGTCCCATAGTTTCTTTGTATGCCAATTCTTTTACCTTTTCTTTAAATCGGTTTACATCCCAAGAATGATCTAAAAATACCATGGACTGCGCTGAACATTTTTGTCCACTAAACGAATATGCATCTTTCGTACACACTTTACACACCGTATCGTGATCTAACCCTTTACAGTTTCCTATGATTTTCCAATCAAACCCTCCACCTTCTATTCTTATTTTACCGCTTAATTGTTTGGATAATAACTCAGCTACCTTACTAGAACCAGTAAATTGAGTCATTCTTAACTGCGAGTCAACTAATAATGTTTGCATGGTTTCGCCATCACAATGTATGACATCTACATCTTCTTTTGGTAATCCATTTGCGTGCAGTAGTGTAAGAATGGTATCCATGACTAAAGAGACTCTAGAGTCCACTTTTAAAAGCGGTTTATTACCCATAAAAAGAGCACCCATGAGTTGCAACAATGGTATTTCAAGGGGAAAATTAAAAGGTGATATTATAGCTACACTTCCATACGGCCAACGATACCCATTTGCCATTTGTCCTAAATGATCACCTGGTGTCGTAAACCCTTTTGCTAAAAATCTTACTTGATCACCAGAAAAGTTTTCTAAAAAGGCTCTTGTTACTTGTAATTCACCTTGAGCTTGCTCCTCGGTTTTTCCAGTTACCGTAATGATTTCATCTATTATTTGTTGTTGTATCTTTGTTTCGTGTAATGCATGTGCCGTATTAAAACACACACGACCTAACATTTGGTATCTTTCGGGTTGTTTAAAGGGGTTATGTAATCCACTTTTCGGAACAGCATTAATAGAGTCTATAAAAGGTATCAATTCATTTGTAGAAGTAATGGGAACTTTATGATTTATTTGACCGGTTAATACATTTGCTATATCCATATGTTTTTTACTAGGGACCCATTTACCATTCACTATGTTTTTCAATACTCTTGACATAATTATATTTATTTCTATAGAAAATAAATATCATTTTATAACCTTATTTGTTAGTAACACTTTACGCTTTATACTCATCTTCGGCGTTAAATATTGCGCCCATTCTTCCGTCGGCAAATAATGCACCTTATTAATTTTTAAATAACTATCTATCTGATTATTTATCATACGTAATGTATCCGATGAAACCGATTTTTGATCCGTGATCAACTCATTATAAGCCTTGTTCTCGCCAAATACTACAACCATACCTGTTACATACTGCTTTACTACTGCCTCTACCGCATCTACATTCACAAATTTACCATTACTCAACTTGTAATTATCACCAATTCTCCCTTCATAATACACATACCCATCTTCTAGTCTCGCTGCATCGCCCGTTTTGTACCACTTTATCCCATCTCGTTCTACCAATACCTTTTCGGTTGCTTCCGCCTGACCCCAATATCCCTGCATCACATTGGGCCCTGAAACTTGTAATTCACCTTCTACGATTTCACCTACAATACCATCTAATAGTTTCCCTATACTCGCTTCATTTCGCGGATCATTCATATGATTTACGCAAACCATGGGAGACAATTCGGTTGAACCATATCCTTCACATATTAAAATATCATTTTTGGTAAAAAAATCGCGTGTTTCTGATTGTAATTTAGCACCACCCGTAAAAATAACCTGTAATCTACTACCAAATAGTCTATGCAACGCAAATGGTATTAGTGATCTTACAACAGGTAAATCTAACATATCTATTTTAGATTTTACTAATTCTAATACCCGTGGTACAATATACAATGATTCCGGTTGAATTTCAGCACATTCCTTGATAAATTTCTCTCTACTAGATGCAATTGCGATACGATTATCGTTCAATAAATTATAATACAATTCACACGTTTGGGAATAGATATGAGCCCAAGGTAATATATTCAAGGATACTGTCGCCTGCATATCATGAAAACGAGCATGAATTGTGTCTATGTTTGATAGTATATTTTCATTTGTTAACATTACACCTTTTGGCGCCCCTGTTGTTCCCGAGGTATATATCAATGTTGCTATATCATAATCCACAAACTCTATAGAATTACACGCTTCTGGTAGTTCTACTATACTATTAGTCATGGTATTTGTACTTAAAAAATCCTGACTTATATCATCGGTAATACATAAAGATGTACCGCTATCATTTAGTACATGATTACAATAATCCATATTTTGATTTGCATACATTGGAACCCATACGGCACCAAGAGAATTACACGCTATATTCCAAGACACCCATTCTACAGAATTATCGCCCTTATAGGCAACACGGTCTCCCCGATTAATATTTTCCTGCTTTAACATTTCACGACAATAATATACATTGTTTAAAAGAGATTCGCGAGAAGTCCAATCCCAAACACCATTCACTTTTCTAGCTAAAGCATGGCCATTCAAATTGGATTGAAAATTTTTCACTAATAAAGAAGATAATGTTCTCATCTATATTAGTATATTCATTATATTTATACCTTTTTAACAGAAAAAATCAGGCATCAACTCTTTTTCCTTAACACTCGTATTGATACGATATTGTTCTACGTCTATATCCAAACTTGCTAATACCTCATCATCTATATAATTATTACCATTGCATTTCAATGGATCCGTTTTAAACATATGCATCGCAGCATCACCCATAATATCAGGACTTCTAGATATATGTACCATTTCATCGCCACCAAGTATATTACGAACTGGTGCAGTATCCAAAGTTGTGCGTGGCCAAAGCGTATTTACACCAACTTCCGGAAATTCTTTGTTCCAGAATTTTGCCATCAACGACATGTTAAACTTCGACATGGAATAATACATATGGTTTACCCACCAATCATCTGTATACAACATATCAATTGGAGGGGCTACTATAATCATATGTCCGGCATCCATGTTTTTTAACGCTGCTTGACCAAACAAATAAGTTCCATTAATATTTACCGAACACATCAAATCAACCTCCTTTTTGGTTTGTTCTAGAGTATTTTTCAAAGACAATGCACTGGCGTTTAATACCACCCCGTCGATGGATCCATAGGTATACAGTGTTCGTTGTATTACATAAGCAATATCCTTATCCTTACGAATATCACAAGGCACCGCCAAACATTTATCATTTTTCGTTGATTGAATAATAGATTCTCTTGCGGTCGTCAGAGTTCCTTCCAATTTTGGATGAGGTGTTGTGGTTCTACCTGTAATTACCACATTCGCACCTTGTTCCGCCAATTTAGTAGCAATGCTCAAACCTACACCGCGGGTAGAACCGGATACAATATATGTTTTGTCTTTTAGTGTATTTACTACTGGTTTTAATGTTTGATCTTTCTTAATGGATTTCAAAACAAAAGCATAGGATTGTTTAAATGCAGACATTATACATATTTAATAACTATATTTTTATCCCCTTTTTTCAAGACTTTTTTGAGCAAATCTCATTTTTTTGGCTATTTTGGGGATAAATCCAGGGATATTTTCTTGATTAATTGGAAATATATTTTAATACAAATTAAAAAAGTTGAAATATATATATTACTAAATGCCAGTAAAAAATATACTAACTATCTTACTACTATATTTAGATTATAGTACAGGATATCTTTACTACTTTTATAAACCTGGGTATAAACATAGAATAGGAAAAATAAAAAGAGAGTCTGATCTCATACCATCCCAAATGCCCTTTTATACAAAAAAAGTAAATGTTACTAATACAACTATATAATATCTTTAACTCACTGTATCATTATTTTCCATATAGTATATATATATGGCAAGTTATCATTTTGGCGTACCTGGTTATGTAATTTGGACAACACATATACTAGTAGGACTTTTATTTTTATATACGGGATATACCACTTATCAAAAACAAAAACTACCTGAATACATTAGTGTATTATATTTAATTTTAGGAGTAGTTGTAATACTTTACCATGGGTATTTATTTAGTATGAAACGATAGTCCTATATAATAATATTTAAATTATATATGAATGTTAACCCTTATGTTTTTTTCTTTATTGTATTAATATGCATTGTATGCATTGTTATAGTTAATCCATACAAAGTACCAAAACAAAATAATATATGGATGTATTGGGAAAATAAACAGAATAAACATAAACCTGACTATCTTAAACTATGTTACGATACGGTTGTAAAACATTGCTCAAAAGACGCTACTATTTTCTTATTAAACGAATACACGGTTCATTATTATTTACCTTTTATGAGAAAAGATATCATGAAATTATCCTCCATACCACATAAAACGGATTATATACGCCTTCAATTATTATATCATTATGGTGGCATATGGTTGGATTCGGATACTATAGTATTTAAATCTTTTAAACCTTATTTTAAGTTATTAAAAAAATATGATTATCTAGGATTTGGTTGTAACAGTGAGGATTGCAACGTAACGGGTATTGGATACAATAAACCGTCCAATTGGGCGATGGGTGCAAGAAAACATAGTGTGTTAATGAAAAGGTGTATTCAAGGTGCAGATGCTATATTAGAAAATCCTAGTCAATTAAAAAGACATTATCATTTAATGGGACGAGAATTATTGTGGAAACAAATAAATTATTTATTAAAAAATGATAGTGAATGGCGTTATTACCATGTTAACTCCATATGCGTAGAATTAAATGAATACGGTAAAAAAATTGAAAATGAGCTATTAATCAAAAACGGAATCATTGATGATAGATGTTTACATAAACGGGTATTTTTACCCGTTTATAATAGTGCGCCTGGATTTCCTCCTTGGTTTGTAAAAATGAATAAGAAAGAATTACTACAATCAAATACTTTATTTGGAAAATATATAAACTATAGTCTTAATGTGTGAAATTGATAGGCATCCATTGGAGTCGGAAATGCGGCATATATCGTATTTTCCTCAGGATCATCATTATCCGACAGTTGAAATCTATAAATACCTTTATTGGTTTCAACCATTTTTATTAGTTCATCTTTTTCTGCCGCGCTAAAATCAGACACCAGGATTCCGGTATATGTATTAGATAACTGTTTAGTTTCAACTTCTAGTTTTACTTGTTCAAGGGAATAGTCTTGATCTATACATTCTACTATACATACGACACTAGTCATATCCACCAAAGGATATTCCGCTGCTTCACTTTCCATAAATCGTTGTAAATACGTGTTCATATCCATCCGGTGTTCATACCCATCCGGTGTTGTTGTATTTTTGGTTTTCAATTTGTAGTATATGATAGGTGGTTTTACTTTTTTGTCATCTATACAGTTACTTAATATAATTATTCATTAAATAGAATTCTCTAACCACATAGTTATATATTCTGTTTGTTGTTCCGGTGTTTGATATTTTTTAAATTCTATATCATTTACAAGTGTTTCTTCTATATACTGTTTTGGAACTTTATATTTTTCTAAAAAGTCTTTATAATGTTCGTAATAAGGTTTATTTTCACTAACATTAGCACTTACTATTGTAATAGGTTTACTGAATATTTCCGTTAAACGTTCCCCCCAATTTTTAATATCTCTATAATGTAATTTTACAATTATAAAATTTTTATAACATTGATATAGATATTCACGGTTAAAGTCATATGACACTATTTGAGGAATATTTAATTTTAAATATATTTCATTAATGATATGTTCGTCTTCTATACTATATAAATAGTCCTTATTAAATAATTCAATTTGATCTTCTGTATTCATACTAAGAAAATTAGGAATTTTCCGTTCACCATTATGAAAAAAACTAGAAATTTTTCTTTCTATAGGTGTACGATATGCATCTATTATAATTAATTTTTTATTTTTACTGGATTCTATTAACGTATCATAAAATCCTTCATATCCAAAATGTTTATTAAAACATGTTGGATTATGAGCTTTTATTGTTTTTAACTCTATGGTGGAAAAAGTTTTTTTAAGCGTAGTACTTCCGCATTTACCACCCGCTATTACAAAAACGTCTATATCATTCATTATAAAGTATTTATATTATTATTTTATAGATACTCGTTAAATGTAAAAGTTTAAATATGTTTTTTCTACCTTATCTGTTGATTTAATGAGTTTATCAACTATTTCGGTTGTAACTGTAAATGGAAACTGTACTTCCAATGATTTTTCTTCTTTAAATAATTGGGAATTTGGTTTCATCAACCTATACAAATTCAATTTTGTGTAAATTATTTCTAAACACCGTTTCAAATTTCTTACTCCTTTTTCTTCATCCGTATATTTTTCAATAATATGCTTAATAATTTCATTGTCTATGACTACATCACCCTTAGTCATTTTTACACTTTCATATATTTTCGGTTCCATATACTGCTTGGTAATGATTTGTTTATCTTTGGTTTCATACCCTTGCGTTTGAATACGATACATACGATCTCGTAGAATAGGGTTAACTCTACTTTCATCATTATAACTAAAGATAAACAACGCTTTACTTAGATCAAAATCCAATTCGGAAAAGTATTTGTCGTGAAATTGTGTATTTTGACTCGTATCCGTCAAATGAGTCAAGATGCCTATGATTTCCTCTCCTTTTGGTGTATCACTTACTTTATCCAATTCGTCAAAGAAGAACACTGGATTCATACACTTGCTTTGCATCAAGATGTCTACAATTTTTCCCCAACTACTACCTTCATACGTATAGGAATGACCCTCCAGAAAACTGCTGTCTGTAGCACCGCCCAAAGCTATAAAAGCAAAGGGGCGTTGAAGAATTTTACTAATACCCTCTCGTACCAATGTAGTTTTGCCTGTACCCATAGGTCCTTTAATAGCAATAGCAGTTCCTACTGATTTTGGATTAGTAATGAGTTGACCAATCATTTGCATGATTTGCATTTTTGCATCATCTAGTCCGTAGACCGCATCGTCCAGAATTTGTTTTGCTTGAAACATAAATTCGTGTGTTTTATCAATACCATCTTCTATCGCCAGTGGTAGTGTATTTGTTTCTCCAAATGGAATGCGCATAAAACCATCCACCCAATATTTTAGTTTATAATATTCTCCTTCTCCAGGAGTCATATAGCGGAGACTATTGATTTTTTTGATTGCAGAATATTTATGCATATGAGGTATATCAGATTGTAGTACTTGAAAACGATAAGGCACTGTTTGGTTGTGATTATCATTGACTTTTTCAAATTCTTCAATTACCTTTTTTTGTTGATCTAATTCCATTTTTTCAAAATATTTTTTATCATCCATAAAATTTTTCCCTTTCATCATTTTTTTAAAGGTCTTGCAATTTTTTTCTTTCTCCTTTTTCTCCTTACGTTTTTTATCCTTTTCTACTTCCTTTTCCATGGACTCTATATGCGATTTTGCTTTGCCCAGCAATTTATTTTTACGATCCTTCTCAGCTAATTTATCCGCCAATTCTTTAAATTGCGACAACACATGAACATCCGTAAGGGATTCCTTTTTCCCATGCTTCATTTCCAACAATGCATCCGCTGCATCCGCCTCTTCGTCCGCCTCCGCTGCTGCCTCTTTTTTAGCATTTACAGTCTTTTTTTTATTCATCATTTTATTTACTGCTTTAACCGCTTCTTCCGCATCATTTTGTTCCAATAGTTTTATCATTTCTTTATTCTTTGTTCCTTTAGTATATTTAATCCCACGCATCTTCAACGTTTCACGCAATTCTTCTTTTGTATACTCTTCGTAGGGAATGTCTTCCTCTTCATCGTCCTCCTCTAGAAAACGAATCATCTCTTTTTTTGATCCGCCTTTGTAAATTATTCCACGATCTTTTAATTCTCCACGCAACTCCTTTTTACTCCAATCTTCATATGAAAACTCTTCTTCTTCCTCTTCTTCATCATCCGAAACAGTTTCATAATCACTATCTTCTTCGTCATCATCACTATCTTCTTCCTCTTCTCCCAACCCCCCAATAGTTAGAATAATATTGATTTTTTCTCCTTTAGTATCATCTTCGTCGTCACTACTGTCGTCGCTGCTTTCATCACTAGAATCATCATCCTCATCCTCATCCTCTTCTACTTCCTCTTCCTCCTCTTCCTCCTTAACTTTATTTTGAATATATTTAGAAGGGAATAATTTTGCAAGTAGTTGTTGATATTCTTCTGGAGATAGTTTCTCAACATCTTCTGGAAAATCATCATCATCACCTTTTTTTTTCAACGCATCCGTTGGTTTAGAACGAAGATTGTATTTTGAATCGGAGGCTGAAGACTTGGGCATGGTTTATCTGTAATGATAAACTTTTTTTTATTTCAATTTATAACATTCTTTTTGAAATTGAAATAAAAGAATATGAATATAATATAGATAAATAATGGCCGAACATATAAAAGCAGCAAAGATTATTGGTATACAGTTTAGTATTTTATCACCTGAAGAAATCAGAAAAAATTCTGTTGCTGAAATTACTTCAAGAGATACATATATAAACAATAAACCTGTAATCGGAGGTCTATTTGATCCTAGAATGGGTGTTCTTGAACCAGGCCTGTTGTGTCCCACAGATGGTCTAGATTATATAAAAACCCCTGGTTACTTTGGTCATATAGAATTAGCGAGACCCGTATTTTACATTCAATACTTAAATACCGTATTAAAAATATTGCGTGTCGTTTGTTTGAAATGTAGTAAGTTGTTAATTAGTAAAGTAAAATATGCTTATTTGTTAAATGAACCTTCCGATAAACGATGGAATCACATATTTACTTTAGCCAGTAAAATGAAACGATGTGGTGAATGTAATGAAGATGGGTGTGGGTGTAAGCAACCTGATAAAATAAAAAAGGAAGGACTCGGATCCATATTCGCAGAATGGTCCAATGTAGATAGTATTGTTTCTGATACATCCAAACTAACTAAAATGATTACACCGGAAATGGTAATTAAAATATTCAAAAACATTTCCAATGACGACGTTGATTTCATGGGTTTTAATCCATTGTGGTCCAGACCAGAGTGGATGGTATGTCAGGTATTGGCGGTACCCCCGCCGGCCGTTCGGCCTTCTGTAAAACATGATGCGCAACAGCGTAGTGAAGATGATATCTCTCATATATTAGTCAATATCATTAAAACAAATAAAACCTTAAAAGATAAACTAGCCCAAAATGCTGCTTCTAACATTATAAATGATTGGTCTACCGTACTACAATACTTTGTGGCTACTATGATTGATAACAAGATACCTGGTGTTGCTGCATTTGCTCAACGTTCAGGACGCGCATTGAAATCTATCAAAGAACGACTAAATGGTAAGACAGGTCGTGTAAGAGGTAATTTAATGGGTAAACGAGTAGATTTCAGTGCTCGTTCAGTAATTACCCCAGACCCGAATATATCGATTAGGCAGTTGGGTGTACCAAAAAAAATCGCCATGAACATTACAAAACCGATTAAGGTCAATACTAGAAACAAAAGTTATCTAACTGCTTTAGTAAAAAAAGGACCAAATGAATATCCTGGAGCAAAAATACTTCAAAAAAAAAATGGTGAACACATCTCCTTAAATTATGCTGACCGTAACTCTATTAAAATAGAACTTGGTGATACGGTTCACCGTCATATGATGGATGGTGATGCGGTACTCTTTAATCGTCAACCAACACTGCATAGGATGAGTATGATGTGTCATATTGTAAAAATTATGGAGAAAGGTGATACATTTCGTTTAAATGTAGGTTGTACAAAACCTTATAATGCTGATTTTGATGGTGATGAAATGAATTTGCACATGCCTCAAGACGAACAGGCGGAGGTAGAGCTGCGAAAATTAGCAGCAGTACCTTATCAATTGATATCGCCAGCATCAAATTCTTCCATTGTAGGTATTTATCAGGATTCTTTGTTGGGATCCTATCTATTTACAAAAAATCGCGAAGTTTATTCCATGCGCCGAGTCATGAATTTGTTAGTAAACGTTCAAAAAATAGATCCGGCGATCTTTGCTAGAAAAGAAAATTCCAATTTTGATATTTTAAGTGAGATTATTCCTCCTATCTCTATTTATAAAAAAACGAAACGATTTAAATCCGGAGATAATCCAGAAACATCTAATCATATTATGGAAATTAAAAACGGTAAATACATTCGTGGACAACTAGATAAAGGTTGCTTGGGAGGTTCTTCCACAGGACTGATTCAACGCATTAACAATGATATTGGTCACGTTCAATCCTCGGATTTTATAGATTATCTGCAAAATATAGTAAATGAATATATGAAATTGCACTCCTATAGTGTAGGTATTAGTGATTTAATTGCCGACGATAATACTAATTCACAAATTACCCAAGTCATTCAAGATAAAAAGAAGGATGTTAAGAAATTAATAGATGAAACCCATTTAGGTATATTTGAAAATACAACAGGTCAGAGTAATCAAGAAGAATTTGAGTCTCAAGTCAATAATATATTAAATGAAGCCAATTCAAAAGCAGGAAAAATTGGTAAAGAAAGTTTAGATGCTAACAATCGTTTTGTAATCATGGTTAATGCGGGGTCCAAAGGGTCGGATATTAACATTTCTCAAATGATTTCTTGTTTGGGACAACAAAATGTAGACGGAAAACGTATCCCTTATGGTTTCTCTAATCGCACTCTTCCTCATTTCACCAAATTTGACGATTCTCCGGCGGCCCGGGGATTTGTTGAAAATTCCTTTATCAAAGGTCTTGAACCTACGGAACTATTCTTTCACGCACAAGGTGGTCGTGAAGGTTTAATTGATACTGCTGTAAAAACATCTACAACAGGTTATATTCAAAGGCGACTTATTAAAGCCATGGAGGATTTAAAAGTAGGTTATGATGCTACCGTACGAAACAACAAGGGTAAAATCATTCAATTTAAATATGGTGAAGATGGTATTGATCCAATTAAAGTTGAAGATCAGCATTTGTTGTTGTGCAAAATGACTGTTGATGATATTTATGCCCATTATAGTATTCCTTACGATATTACTACAAATGAAATATTTACAACAATATATAGCAAAGGTACTTTGAAAAGATTTAAAGCAGAACATGACACATTAAAGGAAAAATCAAAAATGTATATTGAATTGATGCTTCAACATAGGGAGACAATAATGAAGCAACTCTTTCAATATCAAAATGAATCCAGTATTCATATACCGGTTGCCTTTACTCATATCATTTTAAATATTAAAAATCAATGCCGGTTAACTACACAGACCATGTCCGATATTACACCATTGGAAATATACAATCAGTTAGAATATTATTATAGTATACTAGAAAACAATCAATATTTTAAACCTACTTTGCTATTTAAGTTGATGTACTACTTTCATCTTTCACCTAGAGAATTACTTGTTCAACATTTTACAAAAGCAGCAGTTACCTTGTTGTTGGAAACAATTGTATTGACTTATAAAAAGGCAATTGTAAATCCGGGAGAAATGTGTGGTATTATTGCGGCTCAAAGTATTGGTGAACCTACTACTCAACTTACATTAAATACATTTCACTTTGCGGGTGTAGCAAGTAAATCAAATGTGACTCGTGGCGTTCCTCGTATAGAAGAAATTTTATCTTTATCGGAAAATGTAAAAAATCCTTCCATGACGATTTACTTAAAATCATTTGAAGAACAAAATCAAGAAAAGGCAAAACACCTCATGACACTATTAGAACATACCAAACTTGTAGATATCACTAATAGTATTCAAATATACTTTGATCCAGACGATTTAAATACTCTTATTCATAGGGATCAAACCATGATTTTGCAATATCACGCTTTTCAGACCATGGTAAAAGAATGTTTGAATCTTAGTATGGACGATAAAGATGAAAATGAATGTAAATGGATTATACGTATAGAATTAAACAAGGAAACTATGTTAGATAAAAATATAACCATGGACGATGTTAATTTCGCTCTAAAGCACTATCATCAAGAAGACATTAAATGTATATACTCTGACTATAATGATGACGAGTTAATATTGCGTATTAGGCCTAATATCTTAAATAAAAAGAAGATTAAAACGCAATCTCTAGATCAAATGGATGATATTTATTTGTTAAAAACATTTCAAGAACAACTGTTGCAAAATATTATATTACGCGGAACTAAAAAAATTAAAAAGGTTGTTCTAAGAAAATTAGTCAATCACATACGCAACGAAAACACGGAATTCGTAAAACAACACGCATGGGTTCTGGATACGATCGGATCCAATCTAATGGATACACTTGCACTTGACTATATAGATACTACTAGAACTATTACCAATGATATTCAAGAAGTCAGACGCGTATTGGGTATAGAAGCTGCAAGACATTGTATCTATAATGAATTGTTAGAAGTATTTGATAATGGTTACATTAATTCTCATCATTTAGGACTATTGTGCGACAGAATGACTGCTACTACTAAAATGGTATCTATATTCCGACACGGGATCAACAATGATGATATTGGTCCATTGGCGAAAGCATCTTTTGAAGAAACACCGGAAATGTTTTTGAAAGCAGCAAGACACGGTGAACTAGATCAAATGTCTGGAGTATCTGCTAATATTATGTGCGGTCAACAAGGTTATTACGGAACAAGTTCTTTCCAAGTCTTGTTAGATATGACCAACTATAAACCTACTAATGTTGGTGAAATGAATTATGAAGATAGTGGTATAGAACAATTACTTCAGCAAAATCAAAGTACCCAGGATTGTTCTACTGAAACACTTACCATAGAAAATACTATAACACATATGAAGGCGGATGATTTGGGTGAAGATGATGATTATAATCTTGATTTATAATATATATTATGAATGCATTAGATAATGAATCTCTTGATCATGAAACGGAAGAAGATAATTGTATAGGTATACGTAAAAAAAGATATATGTTGTTACTTACCATACCTGGTACATATTATATTATAGTGTATAAGAATAGACTACCTATAGATAGTTTAATTATTTTTATAGATGCTTTTCTAGTATATTATAATTTCCCTATTTTAGTAACCTATAATTCAACAAAACCATTGTATTATGAAGATCTTTTTATAGATAGAAATAAGATACCTAGTTTAGCTATTAATATAGAAACTAAACTAGCTTTTAAAAATTATTTTACATGGTTTCTTATATTTACCAATTCATTACTTACTACAGGATTGTATAATTATTGGATCTTTAAAACTCAAGGATCTAATTCGTTTTATGAAATAATTGGTATCACGGGTGGTATACTAAAAATATTTCAAATGATCAATCATTATTCTGCTGTAAGTGCTTTGTATCTTATTAAAAAAACGATTCGCAGTAGAATATATATACAAGAAGATGATACAGCTGAAATTATATAACTACACATTTTCAAACGCCGAATTACTTGAAGCATGAACCGTAGTTCCGTGATTACTTGTATCCATTTCTGTACTATGACTTGCTTCTACTGTACTTGCTCTACTATTTGGAGAGGAATTATTTACTGTTTCTTCTTTACTTAATTGTTGTTTAACTTGCGACAAATTATACAACATATCTCGTTGCTGTGCCGATAAGTCTACACCTGGGGTGGAGACGGTATCATCTTTAGCAATACATAAAAGACTGACCCCACAACAAGATACACAACATATAAGTGCAACACTGCATTCTAGTGGAAGCATAACTTTCCACCAAGGCCAACCGCCAATAGGATCGGTTTTACATAATTTCATAATAAGAAACACGATTTGCACCACACCCACGCCGCTTACACCTGCATTTGATGTGGATGATTTAGATTCTCCCATGACTTTTAATGATATACCATAGTTTTGAAATTTTAAATCAATTTATGTCTATAATGTACAATGAAGTACATTAGCAAAATGTATATTTTGTGTATTTTCATTCGTTTTATCTTTATGTACGGTGCATATCTCGCTATTCAACACAACACCTATTATAACGTTTTTACATGGTTTTACTATATTTTAGGCATCGGGTCTCTTTACCATTGGATCACCAATGCGCGAGAAAAAGGAGGGTTTAGTCAATCCATATGGTGGCATTACCTAAGACCTGTACATGGAACATTGTACATCATTGCTGCCTATTTTATTTATCAAAAAAATATGTTGTTTATACCTACTTTACTATTAGATACACTATTTAGTATCGAAGGACACATTCGGTATCATTATGGTTAATATAATTAATGTTATAGAGTCAATAGATTAGTAAGTGAAAATACATCTTTAAACGCCATTTTTATCAATAGTGCTAGTACTATTACTAGTAATATCGCGCACACCATACTATATGCAAATATAATAATATATCCATAAAAAATCACTCTTATAACCGTAACAAACTATACCTTCCTAAAAATATAATGGTCCTATATAATATATATGGGCAAAACCAAGAAATCAAACACGAAAACAAAGGAAAGTAGATGGACTGGTTCAGTGTTTATTTTAGGCGATAAACAGGAAAGACCAACTAAACATACTTTTATTATAAAAACGTCTGGTAATAAGAAAACTCTTACCGTGTTAAATCAGTATGATGAAGTATGGAATAAAAAAGAAGGATGGGGTAAAGAATTAGCAGAAAAATATCCTGTATTCATTGAAGATAAACCGTTTAAGGGTTTTAAAGCATTTACTCCAGAGTCCGTTTTAAATAATATAATGAATCTTGAAAAAATTTCAATATTTATAACCATGCGTGGTAGTCACCAAGGTGGTCCGCGTCATAGTTATAAGGAGCAATTGGTTTGTAGTATGATGACGTCTAAGGGTGTAGCGAGTTTAAAACATTTTTTATCAAAACATAGCAAATCAAACAAGAAAACGAAAAAAGGAGGGGGAGGGTTCCTTAGCAAAAATTATTGCAAAAAAATCATTAACATTGATAATGCTATAGCAAAATTAGAGAGAAAAAAAGCAAAATTTAATAAAAAATGTAAAAAATCTTCTCCAGAAATAATACACTTACCACCTTCTCCTGCTACACTATCTAAAAACAAGCAAATGTTAACTGATAGATATAAAACCGTAACCTACTTATAACCTTACATATCATAAAGAGGATTGTCTGTAATATCCATACCGCAATAGGATACGTGTTGTTTGTTGTAATCAATAGGCGTGTATACTTTAATTTTTACGGCATTTTCCAGTAAAAATTTAAAATTCTCCCAGAATTCCGGTTTATGACCTATGGATTTGGTCATGGTGTGTGCTAATTCGTGAATAGCTACAAATGTAAGTGTATTTAAGTCAATTAATTTGCTTTCCCCTTTTTTTTCTTCTAAGCAAAAAGCAATTTTCTCGCCCTTGTTTTCACTATAAGCCGTGTAGGTACTGTTAGGTAAAGTTTCTACTACTCGTTTAGGATTAAAATTTTTAACCAATCGCTTTACATTTTCTCGGTTTGGATACGTTTTGCCCATATATGCCACGAGTTTTTTTAATCGTATGGTAACTTCTGCTAATAGATCCGCGGAAGCGTCCATATTTTTTCGTTCTCTTACGCAATACGTGTTAGAATCTTTATCTGATACAATACATTTTAGATGAAAAAAGTCAGATTCATTATATATTCTGTATGATATAAACAAAACAAATATAATAATAAGTATTATAAATATGTTTTGCATTTATTATGTAGTAAGATATTATTTAACCACAATGGTCTAATGGTTTTCGTTCTAAATCTTGTTCTATGGTGGAACCATTCCACGGACCTACTTGTTGTTTGGGAATACCTGGATCAGCACGTAATTGATAATTAGCATTTCTTAGAGAAGACGATACTGTATTGATACCTACGTGATGTCCTGCTTTCAAAAAGTTCATACCACCTAATTGTTGACTTGGTGCACCTGCACTAGCACCACTAGGTAATAATTCATTAGGTGCGACCGCTTTATTACTAGAAGATGGTGCTACATTTGCGGCCATATCAGGCATTTCATCTGCTACGCCAACCGGGGCGTGACTGGGTTTGTTTTGATTAGAATAACCCATGGTAGACTTGTTATTAGAATAACTCATCAATGCCCATAGTAAAACTAATAATGCCAGGCACCCCAAAATATGCGAACTTTCTAGTTTTTTAAACATTTTGTCCATATTCATAGACTTCATATAGAAATATACGATATAAAAAATTTAAGAATCAATTAAATAATTTAATTCTTCCTCTTCACTATCTTCATCCTCATTATCATCATCTGAATCTTCTAAAGAATATTTGTTTTTGATTTGTTTTGCTTTTAAAAATGCTTCCAAAGCTTCTTTGCGTAACTCTCTTGCTTTTCGCTTAGCTTCTTTGTACATTTCATAATAAATTTCATCCGGTTTTTTTAAAGTTAAGGATTCTATATTTTGTAAACCAGAATCTTCTAAATCTATTTCTTCTAAACCATTATTACTTTCAGATTCTTGTAAATTAATTTGTATATTGGATTTATCTATCTCAGATTTTTCTAAAGGATCCGCTACGGTATTAACTTCTTGTTCAAGTTTATCCTGATTATCGTCGGGTTCATTTATGTTAATATCAATATTTTCTCTTTTGGTTTCTTTACTAGTTGTTGTGTCTATCAAACAAGAACTAAACAATGGGGTACTAGAAAACAGCATAATTTGTTTAATGTTTATATCAATTTGAAAACTTTTTCCACTAAATCTTAATCCTTGTATTTCAATGATACCAATCATATCACATTGTTCGCCTACATCATTTTTATCTTTAGGGGTCTGTGTTTCATCAAATATATTTAGTGTGCTTATTATACCTTTATTAGATTGAACATAGCATCTTACTAAAAAATTTGTTCCTTTATACACTTTAATTGGAGGGGCAAAAAAAGATTGAATATCATCTAATGTTAATTCATCTTGATTAGCAAACCATGATTCTCTCTTTTCATATATAATGGATTGTATAGATTCTTCTAAATGATTCATCCATTCCACAAAATTAGAATTATCATTTGATAACAAAAGATCTATGTATTCTTTTTTACCAGTTTTTACAATACCTTTATTACACTTACATTTAGGTGTTTGTATATATACAGGTTCATCTGTAGGACCAAACAAAATTTTTGAAAAATAAGATCCTCCTTGTAAGGCGTGTGGATTACCTAAATGTAATTGAGAAAAATCAAAATCCTTGTCTGCATTTCTAATAGTATTTGTCATTAATTCAATATTAGATATTTATGTTTAAATACACACGCAATAATAATAGTAAATTACAATATGACTAAAAGTTTTTTAAAATCGTGTGTACACGAGTTGCAAAAGGATACTGTTAAAGAAGAGTTGCGTAATATTATAAAACCATTAGTAGACATCGTATTAAAAGATCTGTACCCTTATCTTTACATATCTATTTCCTTTATCTTTATTTGTTTTATATTAATTTTAGGAATTTTCTATCAATTGATGCGTATTAATAAACGGTTTGCTACTTTAGAAAAATAATATCTCACTATATACTATAATGAAAACTCGTGGACATGTTAGAAGAGCACACAGTTCTTATCGCAGACATCGCAGAAATTCCCATTGCCATAAAAAAGGACGCGCTACTTGCAGGACTACCTCTGGTTGTAAATACACTACCGGTAAACGTCAATATTGCAGAAAATCTAAGAATAGTCACGCCTCTACGTTTAGACACAAACAACGTGGCGGTAGTACTCTAAAAGAAACCATGCCGTATGGATCCACAGGTAATCTTGCATTTGGTGCCAGTAAAGTCCGAGACACGGTACATTCCCCTCAAAAAGGTGGCAGACGCAAACACCACCACAAGAAGCACCACAGCAAGAAGCACCACAGCAAGAAGCACCACAGCAAGAAGCACCACAGCAGACGCAAGCACCACAGCAGACGCAAGCACCACAGCAAGAAGCACCACAGCAGACGCAAGCACCACAGCAGACGCAAGCACCACAGCAGACGCAGACGTGGTGGTAATCCAGCCTTTTTACTTCCCGCGGTTCTTTTAGCTGCTCAAAAATTAGTTCAAAAACATGATTTAGGAAGTAGTAGCCGAAAAAGTAGGCGAAATAGTAGAAGAAACAGAAGACGGTAAAAAATAAAATATTTTTTATATATATAAATGGTTCAACAATCGGATAATGCTGAAGTACAAGATGTACCTTCTGAAAATAATGCAATTGAAGAACACGGCATGACAGGAGGGCGCCGCCGGAAGCACCACCACAAGAAGCACCACAGCAAGAAACACCACCACAAGAAGCACCACAGCAAGAAACACCACAGCAAGAAGCACCACAAGAAGCACCACAGCAAAAAGCACCACAAGAAGCACCACAGCAGACGCCACCACAGCAGGCGTAGGCGTGGCGGAAATCCCGCGTGGGCGGTTCCTGCCGTATTATTGGCTGCTCAAAAATTAGTTCAACACAATGGTTTCGGTTTTTAAATATATCCTTTAATATAATGAGCGATATATTTAAGAAAAACATCAAAGAGTGGGTATCCTTAGATAATGAATTACGACTTTTAAATGAACACGTAAAAGAACTTCGTGATAAACGTAATTCTATTAATGAAGATATTATTCGTTATGTAGAAACCAATCAATTAAACACTTCTACTATACAATTATCAGATGGTTCTTTAAAATTTGCTATGCAAAAAATATACGCACCTTTAACTTATACGTTTTTACAAGAAAAATTAAAAAATATCCTTCCAGAAAATGAAGTTAAAAAAATTATTGAATATATTAAACAAAATAGAAATACTACACCATCAACTGCTATTAAACGTTCAATAGATTAAAATATTCTAATAGTTTATAAAATATGAATACATTATGGTATACACGAGATATAATACCTACTTATAGAGGACTCTGTATAACCAGTATTAAAACCCACGACAACATTACAATGCTAGAACAAAATGATTTTATATACGGTACTTATAGAATTACCAAACCGGGTGTTTATGTTTTAAAAGAAGATATTGTTTTTCATCCCAATCCTAATAATGATTTTAAACCTACAATTCAACAACTAAATGAAAATATCTACCCGTCTAACCCATATCGTTTAGGATTTTTTGCTGCTATTACTATAGAATGTTCAGATGTTACATTAGATTTAAATGGTTATAGTTTATCACAATCTACTGTACATAATGCAAAACAAAGATTTTTTGCCTTAATAGAATTAGCAAATAGTCCTTTTATTCCAAATACCGGACCGGCTAATTTTGGTAAAACCATTCAATGTGCTTTTAACCTAATTATTAAAAATGGTACATTAGGATTATCAAGTCATCATGGCATACACGGAAACAATAATGATCATATTTTAATCAAAGACATTACCTTTAAAGATTTTGAGGTTGCTGCAATTTCCTTAAACGGAGGCAAACATCTTTATATAAACAAGTGCTCTATAAAAGCAAATAATACAAACATAACTTCCAATGCCATGTTATCGCAATCTATATTTGCAATACCTTTTCTAAAAACCATTAAAGAAAAGTATCCACATGCTTTTTTACAAACAAAATTAGGTAAAAAAACAATAGACCATATATTAACACTATTAGAACAAGAAATAGACTCTTTTTTTAACTCCATGCCATATGATGGAATATTTGGTAATCCTTCTGGGTTACTAGACGGAAATTGCTATGGTATAGTATTAAATTCGTCCGGACCTGTAATTGGTGCATTTAAAGATTATTCTCCTACAAATGATACAAATTGTTATATTGTAATAGAAAATACGACTATTGAAAACATAACTTCAAGTGGTATGGAAATACCAGGCTATGGAAAAAATAAAAACCATTCTATTGGAAGCTATGGTAAAGATCAACTCGTAGGTCCCTTAGGAGATATTATACAATTTGATAATGTATTAGATGAGAAAGGTTATTATATTGGTAATATGGTAACCGATATGCAACTTATTATTAATAAATACGGGAAAATCAAACAAGAGTTAGGGTCCAGTAATGTTCCAGAATCTATAATCCAATCCATAGAATCGTGTAACCAATCTATACCCGATATTATGTTAGATGAAGGTTATTATATTATACCTAATCGAGACGCCATGGGTCATCATATGAAAGGGAATATGGGAATTTTTATATCCCAAGGTTCCTATGCAATGATAAAAGACAACACGATTACCCATATAGAAAATAATGGAACAGGAAGTAATCCATCTTGTGAGAGTAGCGGTATTTTACTGTCTGGTACTAATCATATAGCAATGATGAATAATAGAATTAATACTATAGTTTCTGGTAAAGGTGATGCTGAAAAGGTTCGCTACAAACTAGAAAATAAAAATATTATTGTAATGTAATGAATCATTTAAGTATACCATCAGGATTACATTTATCAAATCGTGATATACAAACACCGCAATCAACGCAATTCACCGTACACGATACCATATACAGTGAAAAACTTTTTAATAATTTGCTTAATAAACAAGCGTCATCTGTTAAAGGTCGTTGTACTAGAAAGAAAAAAGCGAATACAAGAAATTCAACCAAAAAAGCAAAATAAAGTATTATTTAAACATTTGAACTTTTAGTTCTATTTCCACCACGCATATTAATAAACTGTTTTTGCTCTGGCGTTACGCAGTAAACACCTCCATAACCACTTATTTGACTTGCGCAAGTAGGGCTTGTTTTAGTGTTTGCAAACATAGCTAAACTACTATTTCCACTATCATTTGGAGTATACGTATTATCATTTCCACCTAAAGTATTTTTATCGGTTTCTTTTTCTTGATGTAACCAACTATATTGATTACCACCATTAGAATTATAGTTTAGCGGTCCACTGACCGGATTGCTCGTCATACCTTCATACCGATTATTCATGGGTCTAATGCATCCACATAACATATATCCTCCTGCGATAAATCCGACCAGTAAGCATATTATAACGATTTCAATACGACATTTTGAACCAAAAATACTAATTTCATTCATATTATATAATGATTATAGATAAAATTATTCTAAATGACTGATAATATACTTTGTCTATCTTCTTTGAAAAATAACGCCATATTCATGGAATAATCGCCTATGAATACGTGATTTACATAAAATCCTCCTTTATCCGTGATCAAATGATACAATGGTTTATGGGTATATCTATAGGGTTCTGCACAATCCATTAAATTAAAACTAGTTTTTATGCGTTTATCTAGTATTTGTATGTTTGTGCCACCTGTAATACTATGACCATTTATGTTAACCGTCCTTACTTTCATATGTGTTGGTAATATTTCTACTTTTCCGCAAACTTTTACATTAGGATATAAAATATCATCTACATCTATAGTAGAAATAGTCTTATAAGTACCATTTTGCATTTTTATAGGCGTATCTATTAAACCACCGTTCATGTGTCTATGAATATCATAATTCGACATAGTATCTTTTTGATATCTATTATAGATCCATTGTTTTAAATAACTACAATCTTCTATGGTTAAATCATCATAATCGCAAAATATGGTATCGTTTATATGTATTTGTTTAGATGCAGTTGTTATACACCAAATATCCTTGTTTTCATAATTCGGTATAAAAATAGACTTTTTACTATTTTCTACTTTTATATATTTACCCTCTTCATAGACAACGTGTTTACCTGATACTATAATATCTTTGTAATTATACATATCTACATTTTTACTAGTTAATTTCATAATGCTTGTAACACACCCGTCTCGCTGTAAACGATCTCCTATAGACAACCGATATATACTTTTTATTGAACCATCTGCCATAACTAGCATGGTATGTTTATCAAAACATAATGCAGGATCTATACTCATAATTAAACTCATACCAAAATCAGTAAATCCCTGGACTACATAAGCTACAACTGTATTAATAGTCATAAATCGTTTAACAGCATTCGTCATATTACTAAACAAAGTATTATTAGTATCTATATTAATGGATAATAGGTTTGTTAAACTGCTTAATAATGTTGTTATAGAATCCACTATTTTTTCTATAGATTCTAATACATCTTTTAACGTATCTGCCACGCCCACTAATACAAGAACCATTTCATCTAATATCGTTTTTATGGGATCTACCATCAATCTACCTAAAAAACTCAAGGACTGTGTTGCACATTTTTTTGCGTTTGTTTCTATATACGCTAAGTCTTTTCCATCGGCGGGCGGATTAATTACACTAGCAAATGGTATATACAATGGTTTGCAGTTAATAGGATTAACTTCAGCATTCCATTGTTGTTTTAGTCCAGCGAGATGATTTAATATATAGAAATATACATTTATACCTATTAGTACAATAGATATACATAAAGCTAAAATGATATCTCCTCCATAGTTTTGTAGATATCCTCGTTTTTCATATATTTTATTTATTTGTTCAGGTACCGACATATAATACATAGAGGGAAATTAAAATCATTTATAAAACCATTCATCTTCCCAATCCCAAAATATTTGATCATCTATTATAATTCTATGATCACTTGTTATTAAACAAATTAACACTTCTGAACTTTTATTTGTTAACGTAGATCTTTCATAATCCTTTACCTTTACATACTGACCTTTGTTTTTATCTAATACTAAATGCTCACCTGTTACGTAAATTGATCGTTTATTACTTTCTATTTTATAGAATTTATTTTTTATATCTCCTTTACAATCTACATTATGTAATTTCATAGTACCTTCTACTCTACTACCATTCACTATTATGTCTCCTAATTCTATATCCTTTATATATTTTTCTGTATTATCTTCCATTGTAATAAGCGTATCCGGATGAAAACATAATGCATTATCTAAAGATTCTGCAGTCATTGTTACGCCTTGTGACATGTATTGCAATACCGATGCAATGGAAGACGTTCTGTAAATAGCATCTAATAAATTATCTATTATCCCGGAAAACATGGTAGTCACTCCACCCACGGAATCAAACATCGACCCAAAAGAACTTGAATTTGTACTCGTTAAATCCGTGGCAAACCCTTGTAAATCTGCTACTGTACCTATAATAGTTGTTATAAGTACTTTAATAACACTTAAACTTGCTTCAACTGGTTCTAAAGCATATTTCATTATATCACCAGACATATTTTTCATACACCCAATCATATTTTCTTCGGGATCAACTCCTTTAATACTTTGAGAAAAAGGCATGTATGCTGGATTACATTTATATACATCCCAATTATCACGTATGTTATTTGTATTCATAACAGTGATACCAAATGCAAACATTAATAAATATATTATAATAATTAGTATTGAATATATTATGTCATCTGGTTTCATAATATATTATTAAGTGATTATTATTTTTAACATTTTACTATTTTTAACAAAGTGATAGTATAACATCACCTAAATTCGTATTATCATAAATATCATCGTGATTTATTTTTGGTAATCCTTCTCCTTGCAATATTATTTTATTATTCTTTATATTGGTTGCTACTACTTTTTTTAATCCTAATACTGGTATCTTATAATGATTATCCTTATATTGATCTCGTGATAATGTTATATGGACATTATTATTTCTATCTATGATAATATCTCTATCACTACATTTACACGTTATTTCTAATAAATATCCTTGTATATTGTATTCTAATTTTGTGTGCCATAATGGTATATACAAAGTCTCATCTTTAATCGGTAAAACGTATATTTTTTGTTCCCACATGTCTTTAAAAGAACATTCTAACTCTATTTCAATTGTTTTTCTACGTATCATATCTTTTACTTTTGTTAATATTTCATCTGGTATATGTAACAAGTCTTTTTGTTGATACAATAGAGAATGTATAAGTATTAATCGTCTTCTAGAACAGTTTTCTACTATAGTATCTATATTTGTATTCACCTTTTTATACAACAGTTCTACAATTTGTTCTGAATCTTTTACATAGTAACTAAGATAGTTTGATAATAATGTACGATAATCCATTTTCTGTGGTTTTATTTGCTTTTCCTTACATACTGCATGATACGCTTCATGGATTTCTTGAAATTGCTTATTTGCATTAGGGGATTTATTTTTATCAGGATGATATCTTAATGCTAATATATGATATTTATGCTTTAATTGTTTCTCGCTAAGTGTATAAATGTCTTGCTTACGTATACCCAAAAAGTTACACGCTTTTGTTATCTCCATGTACGTGATGTAATATATAATAAATAATCTTCTCTAAATGATAAATAGGTCTATAATTATTATTGTATAATTGAAAAAACTCATTTACATATTCTATAACAGTAATATCAATTACCATATTTGATTTAATATAATTAGACAACAATTTCCACAATAGTAATGAAATATCTACATCATATATTAAAATATCATATAAAAGCTCTCTTACTACTTTATAATTAATATTAGGATATTCGTCTAAATAATCATATAATGATTTACATAATTTATCACTATAAGGTATTGTTGGAAATCCAGACTTGTATGATTTTAAATTTTCCAATGATAGTTTTGTATTGACTTTATTTCCTATGTTTTTATAACATAACGTAGAAGACAATTTAGGACTTGATATTATGTTAAAATATTTATAAATATTATTAGGTATAAAAGAGATGTGATCAGTTATTAAAATAAATTTAACCTGATAGTATCTAGCATCTTGAATATAACTATAAAATACTTTTAATAAATCAGGATTTATTTTATGATAATTTTTACATACTATCACCTGTAAATAATTGTATTGTTGAATAATATGTATAATATGTGTATAAATTTCATGCCATGTTTGTTTTGCGTTGCAACCTAATTGTTCCATATCTATTTCATAATGAATATCACTAATTCGTATATAATAAATAGCATCTTTACTTATAGTTATAGTAATTTTTTTATCATATTTTAATTGTGAACTACTAAATAGAGATAAATAATATAATACACTGGAATATTTACCCGAACCAGATGGTCCATACACTATTATATCTTGGATAGTTGTAAATGGAATAATGGGTTTACTACGTAATTTACTTTTTTTATAATTATTCACATAATCTTGTAAATCTCCGTCATTAAATTTCATATAGTATACACTATTAATGCTTATTTAAACTATTACTTAAACATATTGCTTAGATTTTATTTAGTTTATGTTATATACTATAGCAATACCTATTAATGAATTTAATATAGGTAATGTATTATTTAAAGACCATACAACTAATAAAATTATTCCTGATAGCACTTTTTGTAAATTAATGTATTCTACCAGTGACTGTCATATATCTGGGATACCAATATGTATCAATTTTTTTGAATATAATACAAATACTAAATACAAATTTATCATTCATAAAGAAAAATCAAAAAATGCTATGGAACAAATACAACGTATTGAGGAAAATATATTAAATTTGTATAATAAAAATATATATAATAAAAAACCTGTCTATAAATTAACCAATCAAATACTCAGAGGTATTATTAAACTAAGTAACGAATCAACTAATAGTAATCTTTTTATTATAAAAATAATAGGAATTTGGGAATCCAATAGGGAATATGGTCTAACCTATAGAATTACTAACCATCTGTAATAAACAATTCACTGTTAACATATAAAACTAGTACTAACATAAAATTTACTACAGTTAATATAGCATTAAGAGATGCTTGTTGAGTACTGTACAATTTTGACATTTTAGTAAATACAGGATTTGTACTACCTTTAGCCATTTCCTTTACATCTTTTTTTTTCCTAATAAAATTACCAACTACCATTAACAGTTGTGCTACTACTATCCACATATACGCTGAACTTACACTGTAAAAAGTCGGCGGCATTTTATTCTTATTAATTTCCTCGTAAAAATTAATATAGATATCAAACACCCACCCAGTCAATACGATCATCACGATTAACGTACGAAAGTGAAATAATTTTTTTATAAAACCCATTATACCGCCACCACTAGTCGTCATAGTACTTGCTGTCATTTCAAATTGAACTAACAATAGTCCTAGCATACAAGCAAAAATGATGCACATGGATAAAAAATAAGCATTCTTAAATACTATATTCACTACGAGTGCTAGAATTGCTATTCCTGCTAATACTTGTATAAAATAAATAGTATCATTGGATTCATTTTGCGCCATATATATATAAAATATAATCTATTTTTATAATAATGAGTTATTTTAGTAAAAATGTACAACAACCTTTAATTAAAAACCAAAAACAGTATCAAGTTCGCGAACATCTTGTTTGTATCCAATCTGAAGATAGAGATACGCTTAAATGGCCTAATAGTGCCCTATTTGAGTTTGATTTGCCCATCGAATACAAAAATGTATGCGGTATTCGTATCGTAGATATACAAATACCTAGTACATTTTATACATTTACTCACCGTCGGCAAAATACCAAACTTCTTATTCAATACAGCGGAGTCACCTATACCATTACAATTGATGAAGGTACCTATTCCGCTCAAGATATTTCTACTGAACTAACCGTTAAAATTAACGCCGTACTTCCAAGCACGGTTACTGTATTAGTAAAACATAATTCCATTAACAAAAAAATATACTTTTTTTCTAATGTCTCTATCGCTATAGATTTTACGGTAGATCCTTATTGTAATGTAGATACGGTTGATGTAAGTAACTGCCCTGTATGTCCTATACCTCCAGGACATTATGCAAGAAGCAACCGACCTACCAACTATGTGAGAAATACCATGGCCAATAAGAATTATTCCGATGATTCATGTAGTCCAACCGACTGTGTAGATACGACCGGCGAACAAAGATACAATGAAATATATTCTGACGCTTATGTAATTAAACATGGACCCACTGCATATGATAAAAAAAGCGAATGGGGATTAGGTAACTTTATAGGATTTAAAAAAGAACTATATATAAGCGAACCTGCTGTAAATAGTGATTTTGCGTGGATTAACGAAGGCGATTTAACTAATATACTACCAGGTGATATTACACCTACTCATGTAGTTAAAGGTGCTCAAACCATAAATATATGTGATTTTGATAACATTTATATGGAATTAGACAAATATAACTGCTTAGACGAACTAGAACCGTACAGCTATAATACAAACGCGGCTAATCAAATAAAATATGCGTATTATAAAGGTAAAAAGGTTCCCATCTGCTGCGAAAATCAACAACCTAATAAAACCTATAACGGAAAACACAATTCTGCAATTGCAGTTATACCTGTAGGCGGGAATGCAACGTATCAACCGGGCGACAGTATGATTAGTGGGACTTATGATAGTATGCCTCCTGTTCCCAGAATTAAAAAATTCAAGGTGAAATTTCGCTGGCATGACGGTGATCTCGTTGATTTTAATAACTGCAACGTAAATTTTGTAATGCAGGTCATGGAACTAATCAATGAATTTAATCAACCTCCTAGTATTACCAACTTAAATTCTTTAGTATTTTAATTAATATAGTATAGTATCATATGTTCTATAGTATATTACCTGATTCTATTATAGCTCTAATATACAGTTACGACAATACATATCACGAAATTTTCAAAGTATGCAAAAAACAACTTTACGTATATGGATTTACGACGCGGTTAAATAAACTTATGTATAGCCCATGCCTCAAACAGCGACAACTTGTTGGTGTTTATAGACTTTCTTTTTCTAATTCTTAGTACCTAACTTATCATATATGTCAGGGAAACGATCCTCTGCATAATATTTCTTTCGTAAATACGTATAGAACTCTTTCTTTATTATTGTACTATCAAATTGGGTACGGGTTAATGTAGTTACGGCGTATTGACCCATAAATCCTTCATTACTATATGTAAACTGTTCCAACTCTGTTAATGATTTATTTTTGTCACGTACCTTACTAGAACAACCATATATTCCTATATCTATGTAAAAATCTTCTACACTCGGCATATTCATTATGCCCAAATACGATTCCTTTTGTTCTTTTTTACTAGAAAATTTATTACGACAAACACATAACCAAATTGGATATATACTATACTTATCATTCACAAAATCTAATACTGACTGCATCTTTGATAAGGGTACTACTATATCCTGGATTTCTATATTATTAACGTTCAAAATCCCTTTCATAATCGGATGCGTTACTATGTTTTTATCCGATGCGTGGTTTACAAACGGATTAATAAGTCTACATAGTTTATTATCTCCTATGATATGCTTTAATAACCAAAAAGAACCCCGATCATGTCGGAAATAATAATCTAATAAATTCATGGTACATATATTTTTACCCGCATCTACATTTTTGGCTATCTCTTGGTAATAATAACCATCATACCATGTAACCGGATGTATAATTGGATACATTAAAGTATCCGTAAATACTCCTTTTATAATTACGGTTTTCGTGTTACTATAAATAATTCCTTCTATAAAATCATACCCTCTTGTATCATTTAGTAGTTTCTCTGTTTCCTCTTGAAGTTTTGAATAATCCTCTAAACAAATACACTCTAATTTTACATTTGGTTTCACTTGTACAATACTCATAACTACATCTACCAGGGTACCTAATGTACCATATGAAAAAGGTAATGCATGAAATAATTCAGGATCTAAATCCTCGGTTACCTTTCTAATTTCACCGTTACCTAGTACAACTGTATACTCTACACATTGTTGGTAAAACAAACCATAATGCACCGAAGAAGACTCTAAACCTGCGCCAACTATCAATCCACCTACGGTTAAACTTTTAAATTCCGGAACTACAGGCAACGCATATCCTAATGGATATAAATAATTCATCAGTTTTCCCATGGTTATCATGGCACCTACACGAACCGTTTTCGTTTTTGTATTTAATTCTATAATATCATCAAACGGATTATGCACACTAATACAATGCTGCTTGTACGTTGCGGTGGTTCGTATCGTCATTGCTTCTTCGTTACTTCGTTTTAATACAATTTTCGCTTTCGCATTCTTATATTGTTCGGCAAACTTCTCCACATTGTGGAGATGCCCCTTATGTAGTATACTGGTGTCTAAATAACTTTTCTTATCAAAAATAGTCATAAAGCGTTGTCGTTTATGTAAAAAAAATAAAAATATTTGAAATACGCAGATATAAAAATGAAATACGGTTACCATAGCTTCGTCATACATATATCTAATTCCCTATAATTAATATGGACTTGTAACTTATTGATTGTAATACTCAACTACTTTTTTAAGAGAACATTTTTCATAATCCTCTTTAAATCCTTTTAATGATTTAAAACTGGGTTTCGTCATTGTCGCTGTTTTATAATAAATATATGCACCATATTTACCCGACCGTATAGACATGTCCTTGGTAATCTCGCGAACTATAGCTTTATTTACCGACAACACTGAATTTACAACTACATCATACGTTATATCACACTCCGCTACAGTGTCCAAAGTTTTTAACGATCTCTTTTGATCTCCCCACTCTACATACAAACCATATTTGCCCTTTTTTAAATACAAGGGACTTCCTTGATATTCACCCAATTCACGTCCCACGGTATCTTTTACTTCTAGTATGTCTTCCAACGACAATGTACCTGCTTTCAAGGCCTCCATGTCCAAATCCTTTTTCACGGCCTTAAACGATATATCCTTTTTATCTCCGGTTGGACTATACTTGAGTACCGGACCATACTTGCCTATAATATACGTATGATACTCATCTATCGCTATACTCACCTTGTCTGTTACCAAATCTCTTGAAGCGGTTTGTATATCCTGATAACACTCTCTACACAACTCATACCATATCTCTTCGGCTTTTGCAATCTTATCCAAACGATCTTCCATTTGTTTCGTATATCCATACTCAAACAAATCAGGGAAATGCTTTATCAAAAACTCTACCACCAAATATCCTGTTGGTTGTACTACTAGTTTACCTTTTTCATTTCCAAACTCCCGCTGTGATATGGTTTCTTCTATGGCGTCCTCTTCTAATACATAATCCGTGCACGAAATGGCTTTTCCTTTTACATTTTCCTTTTTTACATACCCTCGCTCTTGAATCTTATCCAACAAGGAGGAAAAGGTTGAGGGACGACCTATTCCTTTTTGCTCTAAGAGAGAAATCAACTTTGCTTCTGTATAATGCGATTTCAACTCTTTCATGGTGACCTTGCTTTCTACCTTTTTGTATTCTATGGTATTGTTATTTTTTAAAGACAATAAATGATGATAAATAGGATTATCTTCTTCATAACCACCCACAGCCTTCCACCCTGGAAATACTACTTTCTCAGTACTATAACGATATTGATGATCGTCGCTACTAGTAACAATCGCCGTAAGGGATAGATATTGTGCGGTAGCCATGCACGCTTCCATGGTTGTGCGCCAGATAAGTTGATACATTTTCTTTTCTCGTGGTTCCATGGTATCTGCCACTTTTTCGCGGCGGATATCTGTAGGGCGGATCGCTTCGTGGGCTTCTTGAGCGTTTGACTCTTTTTCTTCTTCTTTTTTCTTTTTTGACTTTTTTGATTTTTTGGCGGGTTCCTGTGCTCGTTCGCTTAATTCCATCAAATTTTCACGAACATAGTTCTCGCCATATTTTTCTTTGATACACGGTTCTACCGTTTCTAAAAACTCCTTACTTAATGTTTTACTATCTGTTCTCATATACGTAATATAACCTCCTTCATACAACTTCTGACATATCTTCATGGTATCCTTTGGTGAAATATGCAACACTGAACTCGCTGTCTGTTGCAACATGCTTGTCGTAAATGGTGTAGGTGGGTGTTTTTTTGTTTCTCTTGGTTTCTGGCAACTATATATATGATCAAAATTAACCGATTCTTCTAGAAAGGTCTCCATGGGTTCCTCTGAATCATAATGATGGTTTAATTGAAATGGTAAATTTAAACTTGTAAAGTAGCCAGTTGTATTATACACCTTTTTACCCGGTGATTGCTCAATGTCTTTTTGATTATCATACACTAAACGCAATGCTGGTGTCTGACATCTACCCGCAGACAATCCTTCTTTTGTATGACGAGATATATGTTCCCACAATATGGGACTGATACTATAGCCAACCACAAAATCTAAGATTTGACGTGCTTGTTGTGCGTATATCGTATTTATATTAATTCGGGTTGGATTTTGCACCGCCTGTGTTATGGCCGGTTTTGTAATTTCGTGGAACAAGATACGTTTCGTTGTTTCTACCGACAATCCACACACCTTGCAAATGTGCCACGCTATGGCTTCGCCTTCCCTATCATCGTCTGTCGCCAAAATCACTTCGGTAGCTCGTCCACATTCGGTTATAAGGCGCTGAATCTGTTGTTGCTTTTCTGGCAAATGAACGTATACTGGTCTAAATTGATTTTCAACATCAATACAACGTAGACCGCGAGAGTTATCTAAACCTTGAATATGACCATAACTAGCAATACAGCGATACCCATCGCCTAGATAACTTTCTATTTTTTTGCATTTGGCGGGTGATTCTACAATGACAAGCGTTTTACCCATTTGTCATTGTAATGTTATTAAATTTTTATTTCAATTTAAACAGCACTTTCGGCCGTTACTTCTATGTCTGATATTATAAAAGACCCTTCGGGGAGGGCGCATAGATCGCTCCAACCCGAACAACTTGAATCACTATAATTATATGAATTGCCTGGATTAGGGGAATAACCTTGCCAGAGACTCACAACCACTTTCCATCCAGATTCCATGTCACTTGCTAAACGGCTTAAATTGGCCAATCCAGAACCCTCTCCGGGAGTATTATTTGCAAAATCATATACTATTACTGAATTATCACCTTGTATGTATGTAACGGTCATATTAGTATATTCTCCACCGTCGATATCAAATACTGCTTCAATGTTGAATGGTTGCGACACATCTATTAATGTTGCATCAATAACACCATTTACCCCTTCTACATCATTCCAACAGTCAGGTAGTGAGTTAACACCACTTGTAGTAGCATATTGATAATTTTGCAAGTTATCCAAATGTATGGTGGTTTGAGTTACAGCATTACCATTTGTTTCTAGAAAATCTATTTCATCACAAACGGGACTCCCTGCATTTCCGGAGTCACAATAGCCATCGGAACCATTTACTAAATAAAAGGATGCGTTCACCCATTTAATACCAGTTAACCCAGATAAATCAACAGTCGCAGTTACTTTTGAAATATTTTTGTAGGTCTCATTACTTCTTAAACGACCTGGACCAAAAGTGGCACTATTACCCGATACTGACGGGTCAGTGCCGCAGATATTTCCATCGATACTAAAACTTGGTGTAAAAACTTGATTATTGGTAAATGTTAATGGACTAGAAAGTACATTAAATTCATCTACGTTATCTAACTTTACGGTATTTGTACCAGTTTTAGGTATTACTGCATAACCCCCTTTAAAATAAAGGGTATAACTTTCTGCATCATAATCCCATAAAGCATTATACGAATATGTGGTACTTGTACCAGCTTTTACAATGGATAAATCGCCGGTTAATTTTTCATTGAACGGTTTTTCATTATTCACCCTATATATACTATTAATAAAGATTGAATAATCATTTCCTTTCAAAGCTTTTTGCATACGTTGAATAGCAGTGTATTTCCCCTTGCCGCCGCTCATTATATATATATATTTTATTATTTTTTTGAAAAAATAATATATTCTATTTTCTCGCTAATTTGCTCTTTAGAATGTATTTTAAACGCACTCTCTTCTATTTCCGGAAAAAACACATCACACTCATACCAGTCCTCTATTTCCGTGGCATGTATTTCATCTACCATATCCAGATCCAGAACCATTTTATATATTTCTGCACCACCGATGATCCATAGGTCTTGGTAGTTGTTTTGGCGAGAAAAGTCAAGGATAGATTGTAAGGAATTAAAGCTTTTTGCATTATCTGTATCTATAATGAATTGGGTTGATAAAATAGCATTAAACCGCTTAGGGAGGGGTTTTTTTGGTAAACTATCCCAGGTTTTTCTTCCCATTACGACCATATTATTATTATTACCTTTAGTTAAGGTAGAAAAATGTTTTAGGTCTTGGGGAATATGCCAGGGTAGAGTGTTATTTTTCCCTATACCATTGCCCTTGCAATAGGCAACAATTATTTTAACGCCCATTATTGTATAAATATTATATGAATACTTTATATATATACAATAATGGATAATGATATCTATGTAATTAATTTAATCCAAGAAGATGTTGTTTTAAAAACTTATGCTTTTGTAGGTGATACAACTATTTCTAGAGATGAATTTCAAGAAAAACGGGATGTACATTTATCTTATTTAAAACAACATTTAACAGTTAGTGAAACTATATGGAGCAAGCATAGTAGCGAGAATTTTAGTAATGTTGTTATGATTCAAGATTATATATTTCCTGATGATAGTGTTCATACGATTAAATTAAAGTTATTTCACGCCATGCAAGTTCAAGAAATGGGTATAGATGATTTTTATCTATATTGTGAAACTCAACAAACTTTTAATACAAAACATTTATTTCAAATACTAACAAACAACAAACGAGAAGTATTAAACAACCAAATTATGTCCGAATTTTTGTTAAATTATGAATGTGTTGAACAGTTTACCCCTGAAAAAGAATCCTATACATTTGATGAATTTACTAATAATCCATTAGTGAATTCTCCTTGTGGGTTTTATACACCATTAGGATATAATCATTTACACTATTTCTTTACAGCAAACCCTAACAAAGTATATGATTTTAATGTAAATAAGTTATTAAACAAAGATATTATTTATTACCCAAATCAATTGTTATTGGAAGTAGGGCAAATTAAAAGCAATACTCTATATGTTTGTTTATCCGAAACAATGGTAACTATGCACAAACAAAGAGGATTAGACGAAATGCATACAATTAAAGTATTTTATCCCGAATTGTATCGCCGACAAATTACATCATTAGATGCAATACAAACAACTAAAATGGATCGGTATGATAAAAGTAGTACAGATCATGCTCAATTAGCACCACATTTTTCTAGTTTAACGGCTGTTCATGATATTTATAAACAAAACAAAGGTCTTGTTCCCTTTATTAGAATGGGTATTAAAGAGTTTATGTTTATGTATCATCCGCCTATATCATTTGATATACCCATTCATTTAATCTTTAAAATTATTCATAGTTCTAATTCCATACCCATGATTAAATTTAACCCTGGTAAAAAACAAGAAAATTTGTATCGCTTATTTACGGATCAACAAATTGCACAAAATGGAAGAAAAATTCCTATATTAACTAGAGCCAAAATACTACAATTAATGAGAACAAACACTACTAGCAATACGGTGATTTGCTACTGTATTCATAGTGATTATATACTCACTATTGAATTTAATTCTCAAGGTGATATCTTAATCCAGTATACGGCTGAACTAAACACGCAAAAACAACCTATTCTTAAACCTATACAAGATATTGAAGATGTGATTCGTAAACAGTTAACCCCTATAATTGAGACTATAAATAGTGTTATATCACAAAGTGGAATACAATATACTGTTTTAGAATCTGTAATAAATAATTCGTATATTGAGATATTGAATATTATTTACGAATATCAAATTGAAATCAGCAGTAATATGGATCTTACACCTTATATTAATTGTTTATCTTCTTTTTTGGTTGTTGAATCGCCTACCGTCAACAAAGGTATTCAACTTACGTTTAAGCGTGTACCGAATTACAATGAACATACGGACAAAGATAAACTAATATTAAATTTAGTTAGTCAAAAAAAAACATTACGAGAAATTAAACATTTATTAAGTAAAAATTTTAAACTAACTGTAAAACAAAGCGAAGAAGCTATTAATAACTGTTTGCAAAATGCTCAGACCGAAATAAGTGTATTTGGAAAACAAAAAACTAAATTAAAAGATAGTCCGGGTATATCCATATCTTTTGATCGTCAAAATTTAGACCTTCAAACTAGTATAATGGTTAAAAATATTTCCAATATAGAATATTTATTTATTATTCACAAATACATTAATGCATTGTTTTATCTTACTGAATACCCTACTAGTCATAATGATCTTTTATGCCCACCTGAATTAAATGCTATGCCTCAACCCATTGAACCTATAGTTGAACAAACACGTGTTTTAACCAATACCGCTGGTAATATCAATGATTTACTATATGACGATGAGGAGGATGATGAGGATGAGGATACTGATTTATTAGATACTATAGAGGATGATGAGGATGAAGATGAAGATGAAGAAATATATTTATTTAGTTATGGTTCTAATAATAAAGAACAATTAGAAGAACGTATTGGTCGCTCTGATATTCAATTTTATAAAGCAAGTATTGATAATTATGAAAGAATATTCGGAGGATATTCAGAACAATGGAACGGTGCTGTTGCTTCTATCATTGAAAAAAATGGAGAACAATGCAAAGGAACCTACTGTAGTATATCTGAAATAGAGTTGGATACTTTAGATAATTTTGAATCTAGTTACACACGCGAATTAATAACCATTACCTTAGACACTAAAGAAATGCAAGCATATACATACATTAAAGTGGATACTGAATGGGTTGATCACCCAAGTGTTGACTATTTAGATGCTTGTTATAAAACAACACAACCTTTTTGGAACGAAACTAGTATAGTTGTAAAAGATGATCAAAGTACTATTATGGGAACCTACGACTCCATTCAAAAAACATATTCAGTTTCCATGTCTACGGAACTTAAAACTTCTTCGCCATTATTACAAGCAGATAACGTAGTTATAGCCGACTCTAGTGAAGACCAAGACAAAGACAAAGATGATCTAGACACACCAGATGAGGATGAGGAAGAGGAAGAGGAAGAGGAACAGGTTGAACCCCCACCAGAAAGGGAAGGGGATGAACCCCCACCAGAAGAGGAAGAGGAAGAGGTTGAACCTCCACCAGAAAGGGAAGGGGATGAACCTCCACCAGAAAGGGAAGGGGATGAACCCCCGCCAGAAGAGGAAGAGGTTGAACCTCCACCAGAAGAGGAAGAGGTTGAACCTCCACCAGAAGAGGAAGAGGTTGAACCTCCACCAGAAGAGGAAACATCTTCACCGCCATTGCAGACCGATAATGTAGTCATAGTCAGTGATAGCGAGGAGGAAACATCTTCACAGCCATTGCAGACCGATAATGTAGTCATAGCCAGTGATAGCGAGGAGGAAGGGACCTCTTCGTCGCCCTTAAAGGCCGCCAATGTAGTCATAGATAGTGATAGCGAGGAGGAGGATTCCTCATCTGATGAAGACGATGGCGAGAAAGACACACCTCAACGTGGAGGAGGCGTAAAACATAAGGTGGATTGGACAGGTGAACGATTAAATCATCCAACGCCTTTTACCGAGTATGCACAAGAGTTAGATTCCGAATTATATTTAAAAAAAAAAGGTACTAAATTTATCAACTATTCCAAAGCGTGTCCATCCAATTTAAAGCGTCAACCAGTAATATTAAAAGAAAAAGAATATCAAGATATAATAAAATCTGATCCAGAATATACATTGATTACGGAGGAAAATTTTGAAAAGATAAAAAAAATGGATCCTACGAAATATTCTAAATTAATCTTAAAATATGGTAGTGATCCTGATAACATGTTTTACTACATGTGTCCAAGATATTGGTGTTTATCTGAAAATCGTCCTCTTACACAAGAACAAGTAGACAACAATGAATGTGGAGGCAAAGTTATTAAAATGGGTGAAAAAAATGTACCAAAGGATACGTTTATTTATTCTTTTGATGGTAAGTACAATATAGAACCAAATTCCCGTTTGCATACAATACACACCTATCCCGCTTTTTTAAAAAAAGAGGTACATTCAGATGGATATTGCATGCCGTGTTGTATGAAAGCAGTTATATCAGATAAATATCTTGAAAGGTTTAAACCTTGTAGTAAAGGTGGTATACCAGAAGAAGACGATGAAAAAGTAAATGTAAAGCATCAACTAAGAATATTAGCACCTGACAAATTTCCTTTAGAAAATATGAAATATGGGTTTTTAACATTATCTTTAGAATCTTTTTTAAAGATTAAAAGTAATGAATTTCAAGATAAAAATAACATATCCGTAAAAGTAAATCATCCAAGTATATTGCGACGAGGGGTGGATAAAGGACCAAACAAACAAGATTCTTTTATGGGTTGTATTGCACTAGCTTATTCATTACATACAAGTACAGATTTACTAAAACCTAATGCCTTTCGTACTTTATTAGCAGATTCAATAACACTAGATCAATTTGTAGGCTATCACAATGGTAATTTAGTATCCTTATTTTACATACCTGATGCGCGACACAAACATACCTTATCAGAATCAGACGAAAAATCCAAAATATTAAAATTAGCTATTCCAGAATCAACTAAAAAAAAGTTAATTATAAGTTTCAACGCTTATAAATCCTTTATAAAAAAACATACACCATTAGATTATGAATATTTATGGGATTATATTTGTGATTTACTAGATTGCAATTTAATTATTTTACATAAATCGAATGATGATATAACGGATAGAATGGAAATTGTTTGTCCATCAAACGCATATAGTAATAAATCATATGTATCTAGTAAGAAATCCTTAGTATTGTATTTAGAAGATGATAATTATGAACCAATACTAGAATATACGTTATATGATAGTGCTAATGCAAAAAAACATAAAAGCAAAACATTAGTAAATATCTTTTTTAACGAAAAAAAAACTCATCCTCACATGATCAAATTGCTTAAAGATACAAGAAACATGTATCATCATCATTGCAAACCAGTAAAAAGTACCGAAGAATTAGTATTTACCCGAAATATAGGAGCATCTGATTTACGTAAGTCTATAGAAATACATCATTACACCGTAGATTATGATATCATAGGTTATCATTATAAAATAGTAGGTTTCATGGTTTCTAAAAATGGTACACGTGCGATTGTTCCGTGTTATCCATCTAATATAGAGCTAGATAAACCATACCGATTTATAGAAGATGAACGAAATTGGGTTCATTATGAAAATACGCGAGACTTTTTAAGAACATTGTATACTAAAAGTAAAGATAGTCAACATCCCATTTTATGCAATCCGGTGTCTAAAATAATAGATGGAACTGACCGTATCGTAGGTTTATATACCATGACAGGACAATTTGTTCAAGTAATTCCGGTATTAAAAGGAGATATAATGGACGATAATTTAATACCTATACAATCACAACATAATTATAATGAGGAGGATATGATTTTTGATAGTAAAACAAAAGGGGATGTAGATAGAGAAAGATTTGTAAGCACTATAAAATTAGAACAAGCCTTTTATGTATCTTTTAGAAACACATTAAAATGGATTTTAGGTGATCATAGTTATCATGAGGATAAAAAAGAAATACAAGCTTTAATCCAAAGTGATGTGCCCTATGATGAAAAAATACAAAATATGATATCTTTATTACAAGGTATATTATCTGATTATGTAGTATTTACCTCTATGAAAGATACAAAACATTTACAACAAATAGAAATGTGTTGTAATAAAATAAATAAAGGATCGTGTGTGAAAACGGGTTCCTTTTGTGTATATTCCAATAGTAATCAAAAATGTAAATTACATATTCCCAAAGAAAACTTACAACATCAAAAAGACAATGAAGAAATATACTATATAAAGTTAGCAGACGAATTAATAAGATATATTCATTATCAACAATATATATTAGACATCAATAATAATACAATCTTAACAGAGGTAGAGTATAGAATAAATGATAATGAAATTATTATACTAGAATCAACCTTATTATCTAATTATTTTAAACAAATGAAACCTAGTAATATACCAAAAAATATAGTTAATCGTACGTATGATACTACACAACCCTTGGAAACGATTCAATATGATTTAATGCATACCGAACAAGATACTCTAAACGAGAATCGTTCTGAATTAGAGGAAAAACAACTCGACATTGTAGATAAGCGTATAACTACAGAAAAGATACAAGAATGCAAAACATTAACAAGAAAACTAACCAAATTCTTTACACTAGGTAGTAATAACTCATTTCGTTTAACTAACTGCAGTGAAGATGTATATAGTCATCAATTTACAGATAACTGTGTATTTATATTATTTATGGAAATATGTAAAATCAAGCAAATTCCTTTTTATATGAAAGCTTATAATGCTAAAACAAAACCTAGAATATATAAAGGTTTACAAAGTTATATTATAAGATTTATTACAACACACGTTATCAATGCAAAAGGCGAATCACTCCAAGCAAGTCATAATATAGAAAAACAAATGCAAAAAATTTTTAAAACTCAAGAAAAAAAGACGTTTAATGAGCAATTAAAACGAAATATACATAATTTTCCCATTTTAATAGATAGTCCTGATTATTACTGGAGTAATATAGATTTATGGATTTTAGCAACAAAAGAAAAATTGCCTATTATACTAATTTCAAAAAGTGACTTTCCAGAATTAGAACACATAGATGTAAACGATAAAAAAATTCTTTTATTGTATCACAACGCAGAAGTGACCAATTATATCATATTGCGACAACAAATTAAAACATTACCTAATGCATTCTTTTCCTATGGTCTTATTCACAAAGATAAGAACTATTTATTTACAAAAGATACTATACCAGAAGATTCTACTATAGAAACAGCTATTAAACAACATATTCCTCTTCTAGAATGGTTTGAAACATTTATTCCCAAAACTTAATTAACTTCAACTGCTATTTCCTCCTCTTCCTCTTCCTCTTCCTCTTCCTCTTGGTTTACAGATTCGTCATCACTATCATTATCTGATTCTATAACTGGTCGATATGTGGGTCCTGAATATCTACCATTTCTAACATATGAAGAAATTCCTTTGAGTTGTTCGTGTGTCATGTCTTTAAAATGAGTTTTAACCGAAGTGTTAAATGTATTGCGATCACTCTTGCCAAATAAAAATAATGAATTATTTTTATGACTTGAATATATAAATTTCCGTCCATAAAGAGGGTTTTCATTCATAAATAATTTCAACTTTTTAATGAGTATAGTTTTATTAGAACATTTACTATAAGGGTTTAATCCATATTTAACCTTATGGTATAATTTTGCAAATGGTTTAAAATGGTAGATTAAGTTTTCCCAAGGAAACCTTTCATCTATGCTTAAGGAACGTACAGAACTAATATTTTGTACTATTTCGTCCGCAAACATCCGTCGTATTTCTTTTATACATTTATAATTTGTAATAGAGGCAAAATAATTATCTATACAAATTTCTCTTATAAGTGGTTCATATCTATGCATAAATGATTTTACATTACAATTACTTTCAATAAGACCTCTAAATAGAGTTGGCATTGTATATGTATTATTTTTGTAAGCTATATAAATATTATATAAATTGTGTAGTTTAAATGGTAAATTCGTGTAAGGATTTTTGATTGGTTTAATCTCTAAAAAATAATCGTGACTACAATGCGTCAATGCTTCTACTATTATATTATAAATATCCGGCAAATAAAAGGAATAAGGTTTACCATCTTCATATAATGTAATAATACATCTTGATTTATACTCGTCTAAAGGTGTTAATATTAGATCAGTTGTGATAGAACTAGTACTGTGGTTATTTTTCCATAATCTAGCAAAAAGAGAAAATGCGTAATATGTTTTTTGTGCACAACAAAATAAAAGTTGCATGTCAATGCTTACAGTCGGTTGAACAAATTTTGAATCGTAAATATAATATTTCATAATCTCATATTTATCTTTACCTCTAGTTTGATTAAAGACATAGATAACTATTTTAGTTTGTTCGGGATCAACTAGTACAGTTTTTTCATAGCGATCAAAGTGTTTTAACATTATTTGCGTAAATAGAGTGTGGTCAGTGGTAAACATGGGTTATTTATATATTTATTTATAGGTTTAAATGCTTTCAATAATATATTACCAATTTACATTAATGTCGTTAAATCAATCTTTTTTTAATCGTAGTCCTCCGTCAGCAATTGAAACATCTATTTGTTCCATATGTTATTCCCCCCTAACAGCCGCCAAATTAGATGTATCTACTACACGATGCAATCATGTATTTTGTACTTCATGTATCATAAAATCAAGTAAATTTGCCAATACGTGTCCATTATGTCGTACTGAATTAACTAGTCCTAATAAAAAATTCGGTATAAAATTCAACCGATCAAAACGTATTGTATTAGAAGAATTGCAGTATTATAAAGCTTATATAGGTGATAATATGGAATATGTTATGAATACCATAGAATATCACAGTAAGGATAATACGTTAACCCCAGGTATTAAGCACACCCTGCATAATGAAATACTAGAAGTATTTGAGAATTATGGTATGGGTATATGTTTAAACATTAACAATAAATATGGAAATTATAATGTATACAATACGGGACCAACGGAACAACCCAGTTCACCGGTTGAACCTCCACCTACTATAGAACAAGAGGCGGAATCTATTTTAACTGGCGCTGTTTCAGCGGATGTTGTTAATTTACCTCCAATATAAAAGTATTTCAGATATCTATCTATTTTTTTGGCGAAAAAACCGAAATTTTCCATTTTGTGTCCAAATTTTGGGGATAAAAATAGTTTTTTTGAAAATCAAGATATTCATTTTATTTATCGCTAGTTCCTGAACTAAGTATATCCAAATTACTATGCAATCTCGCTATAAGTTTTTGAATTGGATCTTCCATATCCGGTTCATTTACGATTTTTGTATACGTTAGATAAGCCAATGCCGCATCAAACGTATAGTACGCATCCATGCGTCCTTCCTCTTTAGATACCTTCATGGCTTCCGTTAACGCGTAAGGATTATTGTCTACACTTTTTAGTATAGCTTTTAAAGCACTAATAAACTCTGATGGAATTTGTTCAACCATACTATTTGCTTTGTAATGATAAACTAAAAATAGTTTGATCAATTTGTGATAATATAATATAGGTTAAATATAAGAATGAATCAAGAAGGCGGGGCAAGAAAGTCTGAATGGAGTTGTCAAATTGTTACAGGTTCTACTTCTACGGAAAAAAATGCAATGTATATAAATAGTAGAACTCAAGAAAAATATCCTATTTTTATTAATAAAAAAGGTAATTTAAGCTACCGAAATAATAAGGGTTTAGTAAAACCAGTATTGAACTGTAATAGTGAAGAAGTAATTAAACTATTTCGGTTATTACGTAATCATGTTACAACAAAAAAGGCGACACCGGTTCATAAAACTGCAAACTCTAATAAAACTAAAAAGGAAAAAATAAAAATTTCAGTTAAAGAACTAATTGAAAGAATGAAAAAAGGGGAACCTTTACCTAAAAATAGTGCGGTGAAACGTCTTAAGCATTTTTGTAAACTCGCTACAGAAAAAAATGCTTTCGCCAATCAAACTTCGCATGCAAAGGCTACTTCGCCTGCAAAGGCTACTTCGCCTGCAAAGGCTACTTCACCTGCAAAAGCTACTTCACCTGCAAAGGCTACTTCGCCTGCAAAGGCTAATTCACCTGCAAAAGCTACTTCACCTGCAAAAGCTACTTCACCTGCAAAAGCTACTTCGCCTGCAAAAGCTACTTCGCCTGCAAAAGCTACTTCGCCTGCAAAAGCTACTTCGCCTGCAAAAACTACTTCGCCTGCAAAAGCTACTTCGCCTGCGAAGGCAAAAACGCCTACACCTGCGAAGGCAAAAACACCTACACCTGCGAAGGCAAAAACGCCTACACCTGCGAGAGCAAGTACGACTCAAAAGCAACGATGTGACCCAATTCTGCGTTGTAAGAAAGGTACACGATGTAATAAAAAAACCGGATATTGTGAAAAAACAGAATTAAAAACTAGAAAAGTAGCATTAAAAAATAAAACAAAACGTAATAAATCATCAGTTCTTAGGTCTAAAAGAGAAAAGGCATCGCAATTGGATATCATGCAAGCAAAAGAATCGTATAAAGAATTAGGTATCACAGAAAATGATTATTTTGACGATGTATGTTTGGTATTAAGAAATATTCGTAAAAAATTGCATGATCCTAATAAACCTAATATAGAATGGTCAAAAAATCAGATCTTAAAACTTCATGAACTCTCGCCACTTGTTACCAATAAACAAGGTAAACAACTAACAGGTAAAAAAATAGAAGACCGTGATTTATATGTAGGACCTCATTTAATTCGTGCCACCGATATAATAGGTAAAGGAGGGTATGGCAGAATATACAAAGGTACATTCGGTCATAAAAAATGTGCGATAAAACAATCACTAGAACCCATGAATAATCGTGGAACCATTATAGAGTATAATACCGAAATTATTATTCAAAATGAGTTGTTTTGCCATGCGCATCGTCAAGCGTTAAGTCGACCTAAATATGCAAAAATTCCAAAACCATATTTTATGGCGAGATTAAACGACACACCTCTTTTGGGTATGGAACCGTTGGATAATTCCTTAGATGGGTTTATAAGTAATACAAATCGTCCGGTAAATGATAAAGTAGTTTTAACGAAATATCAACGCAAAATGACTATAGTAATTACGGATATGTTTGAGAGTATATGTAATACGCTTATTTTGTTACAAGAGAACTATGAATTTTATCACAGAGACATGCATGCAGGTAACATTATGTATCGCAAGCAAGGGGATAGTTATCAATGGTATTTGATTGACTTTGGTTTTGCGACGTTTAAGATGAATAATTATCGTTTTAATTGGGAAGGCGCCGGTCCCTATGGTAAATTTAATAATGAAATGATTAAACAAGGTAAAGCGAAAGGTCGTGTAGGACATGATTTACGATTAACCTTATTATACATATTTGTGTTATTATCTCATAAATTTGTTAGTATGTTACTACCAGATGCTTTTTCATTATTATACGGATTATACCGTAGTATAAGAAAGGACATTGTAGAAAAAAATATTGGACGCAGTCATAATTTTTGGCATCGTGGTTATGAAGATGCGTTTAACAAATTGGTTACTAGAGAAACCGAACCCAAGGTATTTCTCGCAGAAACGATACCGAAACTTAGAGCGATAATAGCAGCCGCCAAGGGTCAGTCATCGCTCAAAAAATCTTCTACAAAAACAAGAAAAGAGTATGTTCGTGTAGAACGTAAGGAAGGTAATATACAAACAAAAAAAAAATAGGTTATAATGTATAATGAGTGATATATTGTATGGAAGTTTAGTTGTCTTATCTAGTTTTTTATTTTCCCTGCAACCCGTTCTTTTAAAAGCATATAAGTATGATACTTTATTAATGTGTGTAGCACGGAATTTAATAAACTGTATTGTATTTATTTCCATTGCGTTATTTTATTTTAGTTACAATGATATATCCTTTTCATTTATAGATTATTATACAAGTAAGTTACAAGTAGTTATCCAATCATTAGCTTTTTATGCTAGTACAATATTTACTTATACATTTCCTCTCCTGCCTACAAGTATATCTATACCGATGTTTTCTTTATGGACCGTATTATTAGATTTATTTAACAAAGAATTATACGGAATTCACATAACATCAGGTCAATATATATCGTTTATTGTAATATTAGCAGGAGTATGTTTGAATAATTATTCCCCTGTAAAAAAAATCAATACATTTTCATATACTACCATTGTTTTGTTACTTTCAGGAATAATAACTATGAGTGCATTTTATTCATTGTTGCCTAGTATTAGTTATGATAATACAGAAATAAAGAATCATGTAATTTTAGAAGGCGCATTAAATGGTACTTTAGGATCAACTGGATCATTATTAGGCATATTGGTGTTAATAGGTATTAGTCAAATGTTTAATACCAATAAGTTACCTACCATATTAAAGATAACAAAACTACCATCCTTAAAAGATGCCTTATTTATACTGGTTGGTTATTTTTTTACATCAACATTAGTAGTTTTATTTGCGCGCATAGGTTATGATAATTTACCGACGACCACCTATGCGGTGTTGGACAATACTTTTGTATTAACTTCAATGCTAATTGGTTATTTCTTGTTAAAAGAAAAAATCTCATATCAAAAAATAGCAGGAGCTATAGTCGTTATCTTAGGCATAGGTATAAATATTCATTATCGTGATAAAGGTTTGCATAAAAAGGTTTTAAAACCCTTTTATAAAAAATGGTTAACTTAGGTAGATTGTTGTTTAAAGTCTCGCCAACTCATGGTAGATTTTCCCGTATTACGTGATGGCATTTGTTCATCGCGTTTTGCACTTTCGCTGAGAGCGCTATCAATATATATTTTTTTAAGTAAAGCACCCACTTTATAGGATCCTTCGTGTTGATCAATATCACCATTTTCAATATCGTGAAGCACATTTAAGAATTGTTCAAAAATTTTCATATTTAGGTTACCGTTCACCATTTTGTGATAAATTTCAGTGTAATGCGTGTATAAAAATTTACATTTTTGCATACCAATTTCATCAAATTTACTTTTATCTTCTCGCAAAAGTTGGTAGTGTTCTACTTTTAGTCGGTAGAGTCGTTCTACTTCATCTTTAATTTTCATGCTGTGTTTTAACTTTCTAATGTGTTCAGTGGTGTCTACAGAATCATTGGCGGCAATTAGTTTTTGTAATTGTAGCTTTTCGGATTCGTTCATATATAGTAATATAATTAAAGTTTTTTAAATTAATTATCTTACAATATAGTATATGGCCCGACAAACCCGTCGTCGTTTACGCTATGGTGGGAAAAAAAAGAAAGGTACTCGCGCACGTCCACGCACAAGATCCTCTCCTCGTAAAAGAACTGGTAAACGCAATCCTAAAGGAAAACCCAATCACAACAGTTGGGGGCTAAACAAAGGTACTAGTAAGGGTTGTGTTCGTGTTTGTCTAGGTTCTACATTGCGTTAAGTCCATGGCGGGACTCGAACCCGCAACCTCGAGATTAGAAGTCTCACGCGCTATCCAATTGCGCCACACGGACAAAAAAATTAACGCACCGGTAGGTTTCGATCCTACGACCTCCAGGTTATGAGCCTGGCGCGCTTCCCCTGCGCCACAATGCGATTTGTATATATAGTATATATTTTATTTATATTATTTTTACTTTAATATAATTTAAGTAGTAGCCTTTTTCTTAACCACCTTTTTTACCTTTTTTACAGGAGCAGGAGCAGGTTCTGGTTCAGCAGCAGGAGTATCCTCTTCATCCGAATCCGGTACATCGGTTACCGCTTCTTCATCTGCTACAACCTGCTTCGCCAACTTAGTTTGCTCATCTGCATCTAGTTGAATGTGGCATTTACCCTTAAGAGTAGCACGAGGCTTTACAAGACCCTGTACAAGACGCCACGTTACACCAAACTTACCATTCGCAAACCAAATACCTCCACATTGTACTACAATAGCAACGTTGGATGCCTTGGGAATCAGTTCACTGGGGTGAGACTCACAGTTTTGCGCGTTAAAGATACTTTCTCCGTTGTTATCATATAGTTCAAACTCAAATTTCTGATCGTAATAGGGAAGTTTAATTTTCATAGTAGGCATCTTACTCTTATCAGGTTCACCCGTTTCCTTGTTCTTTGTGTATCGCAGCATAGGAGTCCAAAGCGCATCTACTACTTCAGAGGACATCTTTGCCTTGTTAAACCATTCCTTGGACTTTTCAACCGCATTTTCTTTAATATTGTTTTCCAGAGCAATCATATTTTCAAGAAACTGGCGGGTGTTATCATTAGCATATTCTTGTGTAGGGAACTGAAGAGACATGTCGTAGGACTTGCGTCCAGAATTATCATCGGTCCATTCATTTACACCCCAAGTCAGCATAAGAGGTGTTTGAAGTGTAAGACCCTTTTTAGCAGACGCATTGTAGATAGGTACATTCTTGCCTCCCGAAGCATTAACTTTAGGGGCGCCAAATTGAATATTTCCTAGATCAAAGTTACTGTTACGAACGATACCAGTGGTATCGGCGGGCGCGGAAGAAGAAACGGAGGCAGCAAGAGAAGACATTGTTATTACTCTAACTATACACTTTGTCTTTAAATCAATTTATGTGGAATTGAATTAAAGTATGGTAAATAATTTTCCAATTCTTGGCGTATGTTTTTTTAATTCATGACTAATTATTCTTTTTTAAAAGAATATGGAAAGTTCTTCTTCAATAATAATAAAGGAAACTATGAATCCATATGCTGAATTCTTATTGGGCGAAGAAAAGAAAAAAAAACGAAAAATAGATGACGCGGCGTTTAAAATACCGAAATTTGCCGATTTTGATTTGCTGTTAAAGAATGATTATCGTGTAGCACAACTAAAGGAGATCTGTAAACATTACAATCAAAAAAAATCGGGAAACAAACCTGAATTAATGAAAAAACTCTTTAATTATTTATATTTATCACATAAAGTAATTCCTTTTCAAAAAAATTATCGGTCACACTTGATACGTAGATACTGTAATTATAGTGGTAGTGCCATGTTAAACCGTAAAAAATGTATAAATGATACCGATATATTATCATTAGAGAATTTATCAACTATATCCGTTTATCAATTTTTTAGTTATACAGACAAAGACAACAATATCTATGGTTTTGACTTAAAATGTTTAATTAATTGGTTAAAAAAATCAAAAGGAGTCCCTACGAATCCTTATAATCGTACTACAATACCTTCTGATGTTTTAAATGCTATAACTAACAAAATAAAATTAAGTAAGGTACTTAAATTCCCGTTAATGCTCACGATCCAAAATACGGTATCAAAGGAACAAGAGTCTAGTTATGATTTTAGAATATTAAAGATATTTCAAACAATAGATGAATTAGGTAATTACACTAATCCAGAATGGTTTCTAACGTTATCTAGATTTCAGAAAACACGATTTATACGTGAATTATATGATATTTGGTTTTATCGTTTAGATTTAACAAATGAGGTTCGCCGAAACATTAGTCCACGGGGTAATCCCTTTAGGCGTTTTGCCTTAAATATACAGGTGGATATTATAGCTGTATCCGAAGAAGTATTAAATAAATTCATTTTATCGGTCATGGAAGAATTTGTCTATTATGGAGTTACAGATGATTATCGTAACCTGGGTGCATCTTATATATTAACGGCCTTAACTTTAGTGAATAATGAAGTTGCTGTTGCGTTACCATGGCTCTATCAATCTGTTGTTTCATAAAAATATATTCGTTTAGAAACTTGATTTCATGTCATTTATAATTAAAATATAATTATTAGTGAAATTGACTTAAAAAGGTAACAATATACAAGGTTATAATGCCTCCAAAGAAAGCTGCTCCTAAAACCCCTGCCTCCAAGACTGTCGCTGCTAAGAGCGCCGCCCCCAAGTCCAAACCTGTCGCCAAGGCAGCTGCTCCTGTAGAGACTGCTCCTGTCGTAGAGCAATCTGCGCCAGAAGAGGTTGTACAAAACGAGCTCAGCGAGCAAT